ACGAAAACAAAAGCAGCAATCCAATGCACGCAGACGGAAAACCGGACATGAGCAAACCAGTGACAGATAGTGTAGACGAGATCGTAGCAAAGGCAGCAGCGGCACTTGGTGCAGGTAAAGCATTCGGTGGTTGGACTGATGCAGTCGAGGAAGGTAACAATTCACCACTCGTCAAGACTGGTCCAGACTCATCCCGTCCAACTAAAGATCAGCAATATACCAAGACTATTCGTCCTTCTGATATTGGTAATACAATGTCAAGAGTCAGAAATATTGCAAAACGCACAATGAACAGCGTAAAAAAAAACAAGTGAATGAGATTGCTTTCCTTGCACCACTTGCAATGAAGGCTGCTGGTATGGTAGGAAGACACCTAGCAGGGAAAGCAGTGGGTAAAATGTTCAAGAAAAGCAAAACTGCTGGTGAGGATTCAACGGTGCCAAATGAACAGTAGAATGTACAACCAACATCAACTCGATGAGATCGCTCCGCTTCTTCTCGGCATCGGTTCTGCGGCAGCAAGGTTAGCACCTTGGGCGGCGAAAGCAGGACGATGGGCGTTTGGTGGTTCAAAGTCTGCTAAATTTGCAAGAGGTGCGGCAACTGCTGCGGGTGTTCTTGGTGCTGTAAATAAGATGAAGGGTTCCGGTTCACTTGCAGGTGGAGGTGCAGAGGGTGATGGAACCAGCGGAAGAGACTGGGAAGCATATAGAGATTCATCGAACACAAGGTCTCGAAAATTATCCTCCTTAATAGATCCAAGAGAGGTTGGTTACGATGGTAAACTGGGAGATGATGATGAGTCTAAAGAACCAGGTCCCCCCGAAAGACCAGATCCACGGGGAAGATACGCAAAACCAAGTAAGGAAAAAGTAATGAAAGAATCAACAATAAATGAGTCATGGGCAAAAAAAATTGCAGGTGTTGCAAGAGGTGTTGCAAAAGGTGCAGGAACAATCGGAAGAGGAGCAATGGCCGCTTCAAGAATTCCTGGCGCTAAAGCAGTTGCTGGTGGTGCAGTCCTTGGTGGTGCATTAGCAGCAAGATCGAAGTTTCTTAAAAATAGAAAAGCGGACTCTTCTGCCACTTACGGTGGTGGTGGTAGCAACAATCCATATGCAAGAAGAAGTATTATGAATAGAATGACAGAGAACGAAAATGTACAAGAGGGTATCATTGGTGGTGCGTTAAAAGGTGCGGCACTTGCTGGAGCAGGATATGCAGCATACAGAGGAGCAAAGGCACTAAGAAACCCTGAGACAAGAGCAAATATCGGTGGTATGGCGAGAAAGGTTGGCGGAGCAGTTCGTGGTGGAATTTCAGCACTCGCAAGCAAATGGAAAAAGGCAAAACCAGCAGGTTGAAAACACAACTACATATTATGAAGATTGTTCTTGAAATTTAATACAATGGAGTTATACTATGAATATGCAGAAGAAGTTTACACATACTAGTCCCCCCGTTGAACTCAAAGAGTTCAGAAGTTTCACAGACAATACCGGCACTCGTTTCTACGAATCGCCTGGTGGAAAGTATCCTAGTGTGACTACTGTGACTGGGTTTGAGAAGAAAGCATTCTTTGCAGAATGGCGAAGAAAGAATCCGAAAGAGTCGAGACGAGTACTCAATCGTGGAAATAAACTTCACAAACTCATTGAGGATTACCTTAACAATGAAGACATAGATTTGCTCTCCTACGGACCATTAGTGGCATCTTTGTTCACACAAATGAAAAGCACACTTGATAACATTGATAATATTCAAGCACTCGAAGTACCACTCTGGAGCGACACACTGGCACTTGCTGGTAGGGTAGATTGTGTTGCAGAGTATAATGGTAAACTCAGCATCATTGACTTCAAGGGTAGTACTCGACAGAAACGAGAAGAAGACATTGACAACTACTACCTGCAAGGTACTGCATATGCAATCATGTGGCATGAAAGAACAAACACTCCCATTCGTGAGTTCAATATCATAGTTGGATCTGAAAATGGACAACCATGTCAAGTGTTTACTGGTAATCCTGTGAAGTATGTGCCAAAACTATACAGAACAATTCAGAATTATCACAATGCTAATCCTGCACTCCTAGTATGAATAATGTATAAATAGTTTCATAGAAAGCCATTATTGGAGAATGATATGAAAACATTTAGAACATTGCTTAACGAAATAATGTCTGTGAATAATTCTGGATCAGCAGATGCGGGTACAGATTCCGGTGGTATTGCAAACATAATTAGTTCAGATGGTAAAGGTAGTGATGGTAAAGGAAATGTCATCCCATCGAAACCTAATGCTTCTCCGCCTACTGGAAAAATACGAAAAGCAGGTATAGGTTGGGGACTCGACGCAGAACAGTATAGTAATCTTGTTGCACAAGCAAAGGCTTCTGGAATCGAGTTTGATGAATCAGATCCTAGCAACATAATGAGAGCAATAAATCAGAAAAAACTTAAAGACTTAGTGCAATCCTCAAAGGAACTGGCTAAGTCATTCTCCACATCAATTGATTTTGAAGGAAGAGATGACAGGGGACTCGAAGATTTAGACAAAGCAAAGGCCGACTTTGCTAAACATGCAGAATCGGTTACAGACAAAATTCATAAAACCAATTCTGAATTGATGACGAATAGGTGGTCTAAACCAGGCGACTTCAACAAAGATAATGCAGAAGATTATGTTGGATGGGACATCAAAGATACTGGTGAAGCACAACAGAGAAGTAATCCTTCTGGTGGTCCCGATGAACCTGATGATCCCAATGACGAAGAGCAGGATGAAAACGAAGAGCAGGATGAAAACGAAGAGCAGGATGACAATGATGTAGATCCTGATAATGACTTCACTCCTCAACAAAATCAACAGTATCGTCGATGGAGACAGGATCAACTAAATCCGAATCAACGACCAGATAAATATGCTCCTAGATTCCCTAACGATCCTACAGAGGGTAATCCTGTTGAAACACATCCACTGGATCCCGGCTACACCATTCCTCAAAATGCTAAACCCGTTAAACCGAATTATTATCACCGTGACAGAGTTGATCCGAGTCAATTCGTTCCGTGGGATGATCTCAACAATGATCCAAATCATCAGCAGCCGGGATATGAAATGCCTAAGCCTAAACCACCGGGATATCAAATAGCACCGCACTGGTGGAGTCCCCTACACGGTAAACCAAAGCCGATAGATCCGAATGATCCCGATTTACCCTTCCCAGGCTTACCGTATGTGAACCCGAAGCCGGCGCCCCACAAACCAATCGGGCCCCCGCACAGGCCTTGGTGGGATTACATCAGACAGTTCTTTAATCCGTACAACGGACCCGGCGAAGCAACTCCGGGGTTTAGTTCTCCATCCGGGCCCACATGGCCAAACTACAATCAACTTCCCAACAGGCCGAGGATGCCGTTTTACTTTGGAAAAAATGAAGGAACAATAGTGAAAAAGACTATGAAATCATTCATGGAGTACATTTCAGAAACATCATGAAAGGGTTCTTGGAGTTCATCTCGGAAGCAGCGAAGAATGTCCACATGACACATGTTGAGGACTTGGTGTTTGAGGGCAGTAAAAGAGCAGAGGAAGCAGTTTCATTTTTGGAAGAGATTGCAAAGATGCTCGATGGTAACAGCAAGTCCAGAACAAATGCAACAGTCAAGTGGGACGGTGCGCCTGCAATTGTATGTGGTATCAATCCAGAGAATGGTAAGTTCTTTGTTGGTTCAAAGAGTGTATTCAACAAGACACCGAAGATTAACTACACCATTTCTGACATACGAAAGAATCATAAAGGTGGAGTCGCAGATAAACTGGCAGTAGCATTGAAGTACCTGAAGAAACTTCCCATCAAAGGAATACTCCAAGGTGACATGATGTTTGGACCGGGTGATATAAAAACGAAGAACATCAATGGTGAATCACACTACACCTTCGCACCAAATACAATTACATATGCACTACCCGTTGACTCTGATGCCGGTAAAAAAGTTAACCGGGCGAAGATGGGAATTGTGTTTCACACAACATACACTGGTAGCAGCATGTCTAAACTGTCTGCATCGTTTGGTGCAAACGTAAAGAATCTAAAAAGAAATAGTTCCGTTTGGGTTGATGATGCAGATTTCAAAGACGTAAGTGGAACAGCAACACTAACAAAGACAGAATCAAGTTCACTCTCCTCCGTACTATCTACAGCAAAGGGTCAATTAAAATCAGCAAAATCGTTTTTAGATGAAATTGCAATGAACAAGAAAGTAATTGACAATGTAAATATTTACGCCAACTCTAAAGTAAGACAAGGTTCAACAACTCTTTCTACCAAGGAATTCATAACATTCATGAATGACAAAATACAGAAAGAAATTGACGGTCTTAAATCTGAAGAGGCAAAGAAGAGAAGAGAATCAACAAGGGATCAGATGGTAACATATCTAAATACCAAAAATAAAGAACTGGATTCTGTCTTCTCTTTACATGCCTCACTTACAGAAGCAAAGATAATTCTTGTAAGGAAATTAGAGTCGGTGAAGTCAATTGGAACATTCATTCAAACCTCGGATGGTTTCAAGGTGACTGCACCAGAGGGGTTCGTTGGTATTGATAAGTATACTAGTAATGCAGTGAAACTTGTTGACCGTTTAGAATTTAGTAAAGCCAACTTCACTGTACCAAAAAACTGGTCTAAGTGAAAGTTGACTGTTGAAGGAGAAAGATATGAACAAAGACTTAGTAAACAGAAGAAACAGTAAAACATGGGTTAAAATGAACGATAACAGCAAGTCCCATGTATGGAGAGGTAAATTTGTTGAAGAACATGGTGGAGAATTTGTAAAAAAAGGTAGGTTCTGGGAGTGGCAAACTATACATAGTAGTGAATCCCAAGAGGTGATTGAAAAGACGCCGATGTATGAGTTTAAGGATAATGAAGGTAAAACGCATTTAGTTGATAATCTAATGAAGTTTTGCCGGGAAAACGACTTAAACAAATCAGCCATCTATAAAGTGATGGGAGGCGAAAGGAAGCACCACAAAGGATTTACTTGCAGGAAGGTTTATAAATAATCATTTAGGAGAAACTCATGGAATTTTTACACTCAGCACTCGGAACAGTATTTTACACAATCGTTGTATTTGTCGCTGGCGCCTTGATAGGAACGCCTCTGTGGACCTGGGTAAAAACAAAATTACCGTGGAGTAAATGATAAAATAAACCCCACCGACTTTCAGTTTTTGAGAGGAGGTGGTCCAGATATAACTGAACCTACGGATGAAAGTCGGTGGGGTTAAAATACAAAACTGGGGAGTGTACTTGTATGTATACTCTCCAGTTTTTTTATACATATAGGGATGCATTTAGGAGTCTTTAAATGAAAAAAATTGTTTTTACATTCGGTAGATTCAACCCACCTACTACTGGTCATTACCTACTTGCCACTCGCGTGAAAGAAGAGGCGAGAAAAAGGAATGCTGAATATAGGATTTACGGTAGCAACACCAAAGATCCAAAGAGAAATCCCCTCTCACCAACAAGCAAATCAAAATTCATGAAGAAGGTTCTGAACGATAGAAACGTCGTGGTGAACAAGGACTCTGGTAATCCATATGCAGTGCTTCAGAAATTGAGTGCAGAAGGATATAGTGATGTCACTATGGTAGTGGGTTCCGATAGAGTTCCTGAATTCAAAAGAGGAATCAAGAAGTATATTGGCAAAAAGGGATACGAGAACATCAAAAATTTTGAAGTGGTATCTGCTGGTGATAGAGATCCAGATGCAGAAGGTGTTGAAGGTATGTCTGCATCTAAGATGAGAGCAGCGGCAGCAGAGGGAAATATAGATGCGTTTCGGTTGGGAGTCCCATCTCATGTGTCAAGTAAAGATGTGATGGATTTGTTTTATGCAGTCCGAAGAGGTATGGGTATCCGAGGAAAGATTGAAGAGTCGTGGTTCAACTATGACGAGTTTGCAGAGTTTGTCAATGAACAATCAGAGTTGAACGAATTAACACTTCAGGCAAGAAGAAAACTTTCTATGCGTATGAAGAAGACTGCAAAGAAACGTGCTAGGGTTAGAAAACTTCGAGAGAAGAGAAGAAAAACAAAAGTACAATTGGTTGCAAGAGCAAACAAGCAAGCGATTAAGAAAATTCGCTCAAGGTTTCATAAGGGTAGATCATGGTCTGAAGTTTCATTCATGGAAAGAGAAAGAATCAGCGAAAAACTAAAAAAGAAGAAGAAAGCAATTCAAAGAATTTCAAAACGACTCATTCCTGCAATGAACAAAGCAGAGAAGGAAAGACTAGATAAGGTTAGAAAACGAATGACTAGTAAAGATCCTGTAAAAGCAATCGCACCGACTAACGAACACATCGACATCATGTTTGAAGAATACTTGGAGGAGATAGCAGTTCCGAGAGCGAGACCTAGAGACAAAGTTTCTAGTAGAGTTGCGGCACAGGATAAGGTAAATAGAGAAAAGCAAAAAGCACAGGACAGAGGACTGGATGCTAAGAAGGTAGATGCAGCAAGAAAAAGAGGTGAACGAGCAGACGGTAAAACTGATAATCGTTCTGACAAACAGAAAAAGTTTCCCAACCTACAACCAACCGATCCTGTAGAAATACAAAGAGGAGATGAGGTTGAGATTGTTCTATTCAAAGATGCCAAAATAGATCAAATCAAATCTTCAAAACCAGTAAAACCAGGTCAAGCAAAATCAATTTCAAATAAGCCAGGATTTGTTTGTGGTGAAACAGCACAATCATTGGGTGTCAATTGTGACAAGGTTGCACAGGCGCAACAGACAGAAAAAGGACAACAGGGACAGCAAGCACCAGAACAGGAAGTAAATCCAGAACTACAAAAGGCGTCCGATGCACAACAAATTGCTCAGTCAAAACTTAGCACTGCTCAAGCAAATCAACAACTTGCTGACATGGAAGCACAGCAGCAACAACAAAAAGATGCAAGAGAAGCAGAGTTAGCACAAGCATACAAAAACCCATATGCGAAACAATTCGGAATTGAAAGCAAACCCCTACCCAAAGGGAAGAAAGATAAACAAAAGGGAGACACATTCCCCTCTTCTGGACACAAGGCGGTAGATGCAGAGTTCGCTCTAGTCGCTGCTGCACATGGTTGTCACGATTTGACTGGTAAAAAAATGAAAGCATGTTTAGATGCTGCGGACATAAGTGCAGGAGATCAAAAAATATTAGCACAGAGTGTGACACTAACAGGTGCTGGTAGAAGAATGTGGGATACTCTGGGTAAACTTATACCAGAAAACTTTGAAGCAAAACACTATGGTAAGGGTGGACCTCCTATCACTTTGTCTGACACTTGGCAAAGAAATAAAGCAGGAGATAAAACACCAAAGACTGATTTGTATTGGGAAGATAAAAAGACCGGAGAGTCAATAAGAGCATCAATGAAAATTGGTGATGGACAACTCATGTCTGGTGGTGCAGAAGAATCCATGGCAACACTCGAAACTGCGATGAACCGTATGCGTGGTTGCAAGGGAGTCGATAAAGACGGACAAGGAACTGATTGCAAACGAACTCCAATGTCAGGTGAAGCGAAAGCAATAAAAGCGATTCAATCAATCAAAGAGGACATTGCTAAATCATACGACAGAGATAGTCTTGGTGCGGGTATGGGTCCAACGTCATGGTGGTTGGACGGTGGTGTCGTAAAAACACCAGGCGATAGAGAACCAGATTGGTGGAAGAAGGACGGATCACCAGGCTCCAAGGGTGTCAAGTGGAAAGATGTAGTTGGTAAACCACCAAACAAAGCAGACTTTCCAAACTACAATGAAAAGACAATCGATAGATTGAAGAATGCAAACTCTTCTCATAAGAGGATCATGGGTAATATTGAAAATCTATTCGAGGAGAGTGAAGAGTTCAAGAGACATGTAATTTACGAATCATTAACTGGTTGTGGTAAATTCTGTGGTTGTTGTGGTCAGGATGTGTGTAATGATTGTCAAGAGAAAGCAATGGCGACTCACATGGTTACTGCTGAGAAAGATGGAACAAAGGCAGCACTCACAGAAATCGGTGGACCGAATAGTCCGTTCGTAACTAAACTACTGAAGCAAGTGAACGTATCCGTGCGTCTCAAGAGCAGTCAAAAAATATCCAAAGCAACCGGGAAAGAAGGAAACTATAGTTGGTGGTCTGTTCTTGGACTCACCACAAGTGGCGGATTCATGGGTGAAGAAAATGTACAGGCATTTCTTGAGTTCAATGGTGATACAGAACATCCAAAAAACCAAGTGAAAAAAGCAATGGAGTCTATTGGGGATGATCCACAAAAACTCCTAGAGTTCTTCGGTGCTGAAATTGAAATGGATGTAACACACGGAAATCTAGCAGACACATTCGCAGAGAATACATCTGGTAAGCACACTGAGATTGTAATCAACGGAAAGACAACAAGAATTCCAATCGAAAATCCAGAGGATTATAGAGATTACCAGAAGGAAGCAGAAGAAGGCGAAGACCTAGACGAATCATTCCGTGTGCTGACTGAACCAGACATTCTTGACAGACTGGTAACACAGTTGAGAGATAAAGGAATGGAAAAAAATAAAGCATACGCAGTCGCCACTTCACAGTTGCAAAAACGTGGTGTTCTTAAAAAGGGAACGAACGACTTGACTACACATGGAGAAAAGAGAGACTCGATGGGTGCCGCAGGTAGAGCAAAGGATAGAGCAGCGAAGAAGGATGGTAAGTCTCCGAAGGATTATAACTATAATCCAAGAACAAACATTGCAACACAGAAAGAAGATTGTGGTTGCATAAATGAAGACAACACCGCCGCAATTGCAAAGCAAGTTAAGCAAGCAGTAAAGAAGTATGTGACTGGTACTCCCAGAGTTCAATCCAAGGGTGGTAAGGTTCGTTTCATTATGCTACGAGCAGACAAAATTGACAACAAACTTCGCAAGATGATTCTTGATGTTGAACATCCAAACGCAAAGGTTCGTGATAAGAATAATATCTCTTATGGAAACATCAGCGATAGAATTATCAGTGCGGGTGCAGATGTATGGATGGATGCACTTGGGTTGAAAGAATCCGTTCAATTGAATGAATGTTGGGACACACATGTTCAACAAGGATATAAAATGAAAGGTGGGAAGAGAGTTCCAAACTGCGTACCAAAAGGTTCTGCAACTAAATTTGGAGAGTCAACCACACATGGTATTGGAACATTTGCAAAAATAGACATTCAAGAGGGAGCAACCATAAGTCTATATCTCTTGGACTTGATGGAAAATACACCCACATACCAACGAACAGACTTCTGTAGATTTACAAATCACTCACACAAAAATGCCAATATAACTCTCGAACGAGTTGATGGTGGTCTTCATGCTACAGCAACCAGAGATATTCAGGAAGGAGAGGAGTTCTTCATAGACTACTTCCATGTTCTTGACAATATCGGGACTAACATGAGCATCATTGAAGATGTTCTAAGATGGACAGAAGGATATGAAAACCTATACATTCCAGAGGATACAATCCAGTCCTTCGCACATGAATTATCATACTTTGTAAGTATAGGTGATTGCCCTGAACTGTCCGAGGAGTTCTTGAAAATTCTTCCTGAGTACACAGTATCGGAAGATGAAGATCCGGTGAAGAGAGCAAAAAGGCAAAAAGAATATAACGCAAGACCAGAACAAAGAGCAAGAAGAAGTTCAAGAACAAATGAGAGAAACAAGAGAATAAGAAAAGGACAGGTGAAGGTCGGTGACGGGAAGGATATAGATCACAAGGACGGTAATCCACTAAACAACTCCTCTTCCAATATAAGCATAACATCTGCGAATTACAACAGAGGACGAAATAATAACAAGGGCAGAACCAACGAAGAACATGGTGCCGGTGATATGGGAACAAAGGAATTGCTAAAAAAATATCTAAAAAATACACCCCATATGACTATTGATGCTAAGTTCAAGAAAGAGATGGATTGATGGGAGTAGATCATTGGATCGAATTGGGAGTTGCTATAGGAGCAATCGTAGTGGGAGTGACTTTTGGCATATATAAAGTGCTGAAAGGGAAAAGTGTAATGCTATTAGACACATTGAAAACCAAGGAACAGTTGAAGTTCCCCACATCTTGCTTCTGGCAAACTCACACCAGAGTCCATGAGACTCTCACTGAATTAAGAGTCAAGACAGATTGTGCAAGAGGTCAATTGGTTCAATTCCATAATAGTGGTCATTTCTTAGACGGTATCTCGATGAAAAAGATGTCCCTTACTCATGAATCACTCGAAAAGGGAGTTTCATCTGAGATGGGAATCAAGAAAGACTTACTTCTTTCTATGTGCATAGATGGTTTAAACTTGCTTCTTGAGGACGATCCACAACTATACATGGTATCGGATATGGAAGATTCTTGGTGTAAGCAGTTCATGGAGAATAGTAATGTCATATCATTCTCATTCCTTCCCATTAGAAGACAGGGATTAGTAATAGGATATATCATGTGTCAGTGGTGTAGTTGGACAAAAACTGATATAATCGATATAGAGGAAGTAGTTTCTGAAATAACAACTGCAAGAAATCTAATCGAAATACAACTGGAACAGGAACTGGCAGGAACTAAAAAACAATAAATAGTAGGGTAAACCACAATCTACTGGAGATAAACATGAAAAGTTATAAAGAATTACAAGAAAATCTAAAACCAATCACCGAAGGACAAGAAACTTCCGGTGGTGCTGCTAGAAGCGCCCACAGTGATTTCGGTGTTCATAGAATCGAACACCCAGAGCAATTAGGAAGACTCAATGCATTCTTAAATGCGTTTACTCAAATGGAGTTCATGGAACCAAAGGCAGCGATTGCGACGATTCGTCACAAACTCAATCTAGCAGGACTTGATTTTGAATGGAACAACACATCAACATACACACCAGAGGAAAACTTAAAACTTCCACTCAATAGGTATGGTGGTTCTTTCGGAACAACTCCCACACATGATCTAAGACAAGGGTTCTATAAAGGTGATAATATCTCCGAGTTCAATGGTGGAGTTGGTATGGCTTTATCTATAGATGTATATCAGGAGGATAGTGGATTGTATCAAATGGATGCAAAAATTATTCCAAACGCTGAATAGTCAATCTTCTTTTTTTTATTATGGATTTTAAGTCACTCGACAAAAACAATTTTATGATGTTCGCAATGAAGATGTACACCAATCCTCAGTGTTTGGGTATGGATGAGTTTTACGAAGACTTAAATCGAATAAAGTATATAAAGAGGTTGCTGGGAAGATACGATAAGAAAGGTTTACTGAGAGAGAGACTAGTATTGAATCATATCATCATATTAAGTAACGTATTTGGTGCAGAGGCAAGTTCTAGAATACTTTTTCACAAGATAGAAGATAGGTTTCATTCATATTTAAAATCATTTCTAGAATATCTAAATCTACTACCAGTCCAGATACCAGAAGTAAAATTACAAGAAATTCCAACAGATCATAAAATCAATACAATGCTAAGAGGATTGAAATGATACTAAAAGAAAATAATTTATATGAAGCAGGAGACATGAGCGATGCAAGTCGAGTGATCAGTGCATTTACTGTCTTTAAATTTATTAAAATTATATCCGATCCTTTCACTAAGATGGAAGCATATAAACTAGGAATCATCGACGCAAAGGGAAAATTTCTCAAGAAAGTAGATGAGTTAGAGACTAAAAAAGAAAGAGACTCAGTGAGTCCCTTCAACAGACTCATGATTAACTTAAAGAAGGCAATGGATCGGGTTCCTGATCCAAAATTTAGGGCACAACTCAGAACTCTACCCACTGCAATGATTCTTCTCAAGGATGAAGCGGAGAAGGTAGGTGCAGATGGTGAAATGGTATTAGGTGAAATTAGAAATTATCTATTCGAGAATGGAGTTGATGTGGATAGTCTTTCAACTAACGAAGAATTCAAGGAACTTCTTCAAGGAGAATAGAAATGGCAAACAATAGAGAGATACCAGAAGAATTTCTAAACGGAGACTTTGATTTTGGTTTTACTGCGGCAGATGAGGATGAACTCAACGCACTTGTAGAACTAGATGATCCCACAACACCAGACGAAATCAAAGAGATGCAGGACAAGTTAGATTTGATTCTGCAAATGAACTCCACATGTGATGGTGCAAACCAAGTAAAAGAACAATACGATGAACTTCTCAAAGCAAAATTGGAAGAGATCGAAAAGGCCACTCTTCCTCTTCTGTTGAACCTCAAAAAGAACAAACAGAAAGATTATTTGTATTGGCCGGGAGGTCAAAGAGAAACACAATGTGAACTACAGATACAGAAGATACTCAATGTAACGAGGAATGTCTGATGGGATGTGGGTGTAACAAAAGAAGAAAGAAAAGAAGGCAGTCTTCAAGGATGCCTGTTTCACCAAATCAAAAGCAAGCAACAACTATCGGTGGTATCAAACTTCCTACCAATCCGTCTTTTGATGAAAGACGAAGTGCTGTTGCAAAAATAAACAACGGAAAGATAAACAAAGCAAGAAAACAAACCGTTGCTGATCGTGTGAAAGCAAGAAAAGAATCGGAAGGATAAGATGGCAAAAACTCCTGCTTATCTTAGAGGTCCAAACGCAGTTGATGTAGAGACAAACCCGAAACCATCAACAACTCCAGATCCAGATAATTATCCTCGTATCAACACATGCTGTCCTTGCATGGAATGTTTGGATGACTGTATCAAAGAAAGAGAGAGTGGTGGGGAAGGTTCTCCTGTTACCAATCCCTCCAACCTTAAACCAGATCCAGATCATACAGGATGTGATGCACCGGCCACTGGATGTGAAACAGGTCTTGGTTGTGATTGTGGTCCTTATCAAATAGATCATCAAGACTATGTTCACGATATATGCGGTCCTGTAGGACCATGTTCAAACGGTGATGGTGGTTATGATAATAGTTGTTGTGAAGTCTGTGCGGATGGATACGGAGAATCATTATGTCAACCATGCGGAAACGATGCGGCGTGTTGTGAAGAGAAAGAAAGAAGAAGTAAAAAATTAATGGATTGTTGGAGGAGAAGATACACAAGAAATCCTGCCTGCAAGGGACATGGTCCGATTATACACCCAACCGATCCAGACTCTGGACCTTGTTTTACTTGTGAAGACATAGCAAGAATGCACAATGGTGGTCCGAAGGGACATTGTAATAAAAACACAGAGGGTTATTGGAATAAAATCAAAGCATGTATGGCAAGGAAGTGTGGGTTTGCTTCAACAGAATCTGGCGAAGCGTGTGCAGATGTTGAAGTAAATAAGAGCAAACGTACAGAAACAAACCAAACTCGTTATTACGAAAGGTGGAAGATCATGAATCCAAAAGATCCATGATGTATAAATACTACTATGAAGACCTTTAAACAATTATTACAGAATTTGCCAGAAGATGTTGCCAACTCAATGGGTGGTGGTGGTTTCGGTGTAGGACAGGCAGCACAGACTTCAAACCCCAACCTTGCGGGATATGATCCTGTTATGGGACTGGGTGGAAGAAAAAAGAAAAAGAAAAAAGTACAAGAGAAATTTGCAGGTTGTGCCGTGTTCAATTTAACCAGCGAAGAATACAATAAATGTATGCGTGGTAGAATGAAATACGAAAGATGGAGTAAGAAAATGAATATGGAAGATATCAACAACCAAGATATCCGAACATATTGTCATCGAAATCCAGGTCAGCCTGTTGTTATTAAAGATTCAACCACGGGAATAATGGCATACCTTATTCCACCATCAAAAAGGTAAAATATGCTTACATCATTTTTAACACCAGAGTTTCTTACTCTGATTGGTAGCAGTTTAACAGGATTTCTGTTTAGATACCTAGCAGAGAAGAGAAAAGATCAGAAAGAAATGTTCGAGAGAGCAATGGCACGATCCAAGAGACAGGACGAAAGTGCTGATCTCGCTGTTAAACGAGTAAGTGTTGACGCTGGTAAAATCATCAGAAGAATTATTGTTGTTACTATATTGTTCGGTACAATACTTGCACCATTCATTCTACCATTCTTTAGCATTCCTACGGTGGTAGAGGTTACAGAGAAGAGTGGTTCATTCCTTGGTATCTTTGGTGGTAATACTAGCATCAAATTCCAAGAGGTATATGGTTATCTGTTCACCGAAGAGAACAGACAGATTCTTTTAACCATTGTAGGATTCTACTTTGGTAATGCTGCTGGAAAGGCTTCGACATGAATAAATTAGTTTTGCTTATGATTTTGTTTTTAACTGGGTGCAGTGATGCGATGCGAATAAAATCAACAACACCAGTGGGAAAAATTCCGCAACAAACGGCAGAACAAACAACAGAATCCTTATCTCATAATGGTATGTGGATTACTGTGTGGTTGATTTGTGTTCTTGTTGCTACTGTTCTTGTGTTCAGGACATTCAAAAAAGAATCTTAGAATGTGTATGAGTCAAGTACTTTATCATGCAGGTACTTGCAAATATAATAAGAATCAACAATATCGGAAACAGGGTTATCCACTGTTCCTTTGTCTGGAGTTATTTCTTGCTTCAGATCGATACCAGTATCAGTTTTAAAGAATTTATGCATCATAGTTTTGTCTGCATTACCTTTACCAGTTGCAAACTTCTTCACTGTTGTTGGAGGAATAACTTCGAGTGGAACGCCGCTATTGTATATCTTATACTTAAGAACACCAGTGTTCTCTGCGATATGAAAAACTTTACCCTTTGAACCATAAGAGTATCCTTCTATTGCGATGTGTTCACATCCTAGAAGGTTATCCATCGCCCAGTCTGCAATGCTTTTATATCTCTGGTATTCACAGTTCCAATCTTGAAATCTGGAACCATATACATTGGTTAAAAAGAATTCTGCATACTTCTTTGTTTCGGTTAGAAAATAAAACTTACATCTTTCAAATGTAAACGCTTCCTTTTCTGTCCCCGCAAATACACATATACTTGGACTTCTCATACTGTAGTCTATTCCTGCAATAATCATTAGAATCTCCTACAACTATTTATCTCCAGTTTCTTCTATTCGATATGATAGAATGATTAGCGATATTAAAAGTGCTAGTTCTATCAAGTCTAAATTCAAAACTAATTTCCTTGTATAAATTTTACCAATAGTATTCCCGCGACGAATGATGCTATCGCTACAATCGCTCCACTTGGAGTTGAAAGTTGATGCACCTTACTATCTATCCATTGTTTCCAGTAATTGTTCATTTTTTATTTCCTCTATCCAACTTTTATAATATTCAACACTTGCACAAGCGTTCTCAAATATTAGTCCACCAGTCACACTGAAGTTTGCCATGATACCTATGAGTTTGTTTTCTCTGGTTAGGACTGCACCACCAGAGTCACCGAACCAGATAGATGCCTTTAGTGGGAGCATGACCATGAACTGCGGGTTTGAGATGAGTCTACCGTAGTACCAAAAGGTGCCAGAGTTACTGTATCTCTTAATACCATGGCCATGCCCCACTGTAGTAAGAGGCATTCTCTTATAAACTGAGTCGTCAGGTTCGAGTAATTCTACGGGAGACTCATCTGATGGATGTTCCAAAACTATGATCGCTATATCGTGAAATCCGTAAACGCCGGGAATATGTTCTGTGTAATAAATCACCTCCTTGATACAGATTTTATCACCGTCCGTTTCTGTCCAAACCAAATCTTCCTTCCCTTCTGTAACATGTGCAGCAGTAAGAACCAATGTTGGTTCAATTAAAACACCAGTACCAATGAGTTTGTTGTTTTCTGAATAGTTAATTGAACCAACAAACTGATATGGATCAGGCCACAAATCTCTGAGGAGATATGTGAACGGACCCGGTGGTTTCGGGGTTTCTTTTATTTCTATTTTTTGTGGCGGAGGAGTTATGGTAGTTGCTGTGCAACTTGTTAAACATAGTAAGGACGCTAAAACATATAAAATTGTCTTTCTCATTCCATATATTATGTATAAGAGAAATGGCTAATAATAAGAAAAAACCTCTTAGAAAGAGGCTTTTTCCCGTGTGACTAATTATCTTTTTATTACGTTAACTTTCTCTATGTGTATATCACACTACTTTTTCGAGGATCTAACATCTGGTTTACCAGGCATGTCTTGTCTATTAGTTACAGTTTTTTTACCACCAGGTCCAACGGCAGTAATTTCATGTCCAATTTTAGTTGCGGGATTTAGTTTTATCTTTACTGCTTCTTTGATTGCATTCTTTTTATTTGATTTGAAACCATTTGTTCCGAAAACATTGTTATTGATTGCAGGGATACCAACTCCTGCACCTTTCATGTTGTATTTTTGTAATTCTTTTGGGCATTGGTAGTCTTCGCCTAATCTTTCCTTCGCTTTCATAAGACCTTTTGCTCGTCTGTTTGTGCTTGGTTTGTGCTTACCTTGATCTGTGTAAAGGTCTCTTGTTATTTGAGTTCTTGCTTTAGTTGCATAACTTCGGAGAGTTTTTTTATCTAATTCGTTAAGTGAACCTTCACCCAACTTTAGTTTTATGTTTGCTTTTTTCTGTTGTAATTGGCGAACTCTGTTTAGTTTTTGGGTTGCTTGTCTCTCAGTTTTTCCACGGCTTATAACTTTATCACCCTTGCTGACATCATACTTATCGAATCCGTGTCTGTCTTGCTTACCTGTATTTTGTGCCTTATACTTTCCATACACCATACTGCTTGCTTCACCAAGTTTCTTGACTGCCCTTTGAATTCCACTTTGTCTCTTTTTTGTTATTCGTTCTGTTTTGCGGTAATCTCGTATTGCGGTGTTCTTTGCTCTTGCCGCGAGTTGCCTGACATTTCTTCTAGTTGGATTAGGTGCAGCGGCATTCATTGTATCATCAGCATCTTTAAATCTTTGTCCGGCGCGTCCTGATTCGTACCCCGATCTTTTAATGCTACCAGCAGCCTTATTGATATAACTTCCGAGTGTGGACTTCTTCAACTCATCTAGATTCTCACCTTCTTCTGGCTCATGGTCTTCATGCACCTCACTTACAAGAATTTTAAGACTATCGGTGGGAACTCCCTTTTCAACACCATGTTCAAACATGACATCGTACCAAGCAATTTGTCCATTCTCATCTGGCGTTGCATGTTTAGAATGAATGCATTGTCCTTCGCCATATTGTGTGTGTTCTACATGAGTGGCACAATCATGCTTTCCTTTTTTCTTTTTCTTCTCTTCAAGTTCAACAGATTCCTTCACAATGTCTTCAGCCTCATTCTCACCGGGTTGTTTCTTATTCTTGGTATCGCCTGAGATTTCCATGTCTCTAGCAGGTATATTCTTCGTAGTACCATCTTCAAATTTAACCCTGTAGAACTCGTCACCTTCCGTCTCACCGTCTTGAGACACTTCTTTTCCAACTACCCCTCTCTTACCATTCACGATTACAGTTTTACCCTTCATGTGGTCTTCATTGAGGTTAATGATAGATTCTAACAGGTTTTGAAATTGCTTAGTTTCCATGAGATTCTCCTATAGTGTATGCTATATGTATAAAAAACAACCCCCCGTCCGAGGACAGGGGGGTTGCGTGAAGTGCCGGGATAAGTCCCGTATATCAGAAACTAACGCTAAGTTGTGTTCTGAGTAGATACTGACCATTGGAGTCGCCTGCATTCCAACCGGAACGATAGAGATTCCATTCAGTACCAATAGCATCGAATGCATAACCAAGAGTAGTAGTCCAACGGACGTACTTATTGATGTCAACATTCGCACCAACCTCAAGGACGTTTAGATCAGAATCGGAAACACCAAGTTTACCGTACTGATAATTAACGAAACCTGTGAGGTTATCGGTGCATTGGTATGCAACTTCGGCGTTGAAACCGTAGTTCTTACCATATCCACCTACTGCATAATCAGCAGAAACCCATGAGACTTGTGCATTTAGAGGACCGTTGCTATAACCAAAGTCAACGGTATAAGTGCCATAATCTTCGAGTTCTGACTGGTATGCGTATGCGGCTCCCAACTGGAAACCACCACCAAAGTCAACGTCACCACGGACGCTGATACCATAATCATTATCTACAATGAATACATTCTCTGTACCGAATCCATCATTGTATGAAACAGAGAGGTCCAACCAGTCAAAGTCCTTGCTGAACTGGACACCCTGTGATCTTCCTTGACCAAACGTAGTAGCGAGAATGGTGTATTCACCTTCAACATTATCCAATGGTGAATCGGTGAAGTCCTTATAGAACGCAGTGACAAACTGTCCTGCTTGGAAGTCAACACCCCAACCCAAGTCCATTGTGGTATAGGCGTCAACGAGTTCCATAGTGCCATTTGTATAGTCACTAAACTCACCACTTACATAATAACCAATCTTTCCTAGAATCTCACCCGAAACTTCGAGACGAGCATAGGGAATACTGAACTGATTATTTTCAGCGACACCACCATCGTTGTTATAACTCCAACGAGTAATGGCAAAACCACCCACGTTAACAGTGACGGGTTGTGCATCCGCCATCATCATTGTGCGTGCATCAGCATCAGCCATGACATCTTGTACCATAGCCTTTACTTCTTCGCTTCGACGAGTTTCCAACCAACTTGGTTCTTGGTTCGCATCCAATGTTGCGATCTTTGCTTCTGCTGCATCGAGACGAGCCTGTAGATCCTCATATGAAGGACCGTCAGCAAGTGCAGGTGCAGCGAATGATGCTACAACAATTGCAGCAGCAAGACCACCGTACATCATCCACTTTTTCTTTGAAATATTCATAGGATTACCTCCTTGAATCGAATGAACGACTCAGGTTCCTACTGCGTTTGTTGCAGCGTGCCAAAGAGACTGGACTGCATCTGCAACCCAAACAACACCACCCCATGAATATGGAAGAAGTGCAAGAGTGATTAGCATACTACGGCAGATGCCAACCTTACCAAGAGTTTTTGTAACAACGTCGTTTTCGCATCCCACGACAGGACACTTACTTGTATTAGCCATATTATTTCTCCTTATAAGAAAATGAAACCCCGGCTAAAGGGTTGGTGCTGAATGCACCATGAGTCAACTCCGACTCAGTAATGTGTCACTTATATAGTGACTTAGTATTCTCAACAAACCTTGAAGAGATAATTAACCTCCCATTATAGTTCTATAACGGGACATGTCAAACTAAAATTAATATTTTTTATTTCGTTAAATCGACGATTTCACATGAACCACCGCTACAAGCGAGGGTTTGAGAACCAGATGTGTTATCTTCTTTCTCATAATCTGATAATTTTTCCCAATCCACACCTGTTGGCATCTTTTTAAGAAGTTCCTCATAGTCCTTCTTTGTGCAGTCTTGGTATGGTGCTTGTCTATAATTATGATCCGAATGTGGTAGGAATGAAACGCCACTCACTTCATCGAAGTGCTTGTAAACCCATGCACCTACTTCCATCCACTCATGTTCCTTCACAGTTACAGTAACACTTGGTTTATGTTCACACCAATGTCTTTGGTATAGAAGCCAATGTTCAAGTTGTTCGATTGCTGTCATTTCTGTTCTCACAACACAACCATCTGGTGCCTTTACTGGGAAAGAAAATACCATAGTATGTTCTGGTTTCATTACATCTGGTTCCGCAGGGAATCCCTTATCGATCATAAATTTACACAATGGATCTTTAACATCTGCACGAACTGTACGAATGTAATATTCAGAGTGTCGAGCATGAATACCTGAAGAAGCATCAACCAATTGTGAGACAGTACCACTCGGTTTTACACAGGTGATCGCGGCCGATTGGTTGATATTAAACTTCTTCGCAAGTTGCTTGTTCGTTTCCACCGCAGTTTCACGAAGAGTCTTCAGTGTCTTCTCAAGAACTTCTGTTCCTTTTCTACCATTCATGAGATCATTGTCCATAATACCAGTAAGCGAAACACCAAGAAGTCTTTCTTCTTCGCAGTTGTTCTTCCACTCACTTGAAAGATAACGGAAGTTTGTAAGAGTAGATTGCCATGTTCCAAGAATAGTGGCAAGTCGAACCTTCTCCTTCAGAGTTTCAACCGTGTCTTCTTTACGAACCACCACTTCGGTAAGATTACAGAACTCTCTATCACGAAGAAGAATCTCGGAACAAGGATTGCAACCAAAATCATAATTAGGATCACGGCGATCTGAAAGTTTCTCTACGGTCTTCTTAGCAGCATCACGATTGAAAATACCACGTTCACCACTCTTGGACTTATAGAGTGAAACCCACTCGTCCATAAACGTACCAATCTCTGGTTTTTCTTTGTATGCTACTGAGTTGTTCGACAATGCTCGCTGTGGGTTTTCATGCCACCACTGACCAGTTTTCGCTTCCCGCATTCGTTCATCCGTAAGAGACGATAACGAAATAAGGGCACTTCTTCGTACTCCCCCGACAACGACAACTTCCGCAATCTTACAGATGATATCATGGCATTCGATAGAGGTGAGTTTTCGTCCAGAAGCCTTCTTATAGGTATCCACCGTGAATTTGAACAGATCATCCAGTGGTTCTGGTCCCGAACTTCTACCACCGAAAGTTTTAAGTCGTTCCCCCGCAGGACGGACTTTCGATACATCCCATTGAGGAATTTGACCACTAATGAGTAACGATGTAAGTTCCTTGTAGGCTTTCGCCCAACCCAACTTGCTATCCTGTACCACAATTGTTGTATCACTGTCTTCAAACTCCTCTGCAATCGTAGCCAACTTTCCTAAGAAATCTCTTTCGACACTGAAACCAACACCAGTACCACACATGAGAATGTAAAGAATTTCATCAAAGGAACGGACTCTTCCTGCACTCACATACGCACAGTTGTATCCTGCAACATGATCACGCTTCAGTGCTTCTCCTGCGGTCATCAATGCTCTCATCGAAGGCATGACATTTAAATCAATGATTGCACTTTGCAATTCTTCTCTTTCTTTCTTAGATACTTTGTAGTTCTGACTCTCTTCTAGGTGTTCTACAAAAAAATCGAAGTAGCGAGAAACAGTTTCTTCCCATGTTTCTCTTCTACCCTTCTCGTCTATCCAACGAGAATATCGGCTCAAATGTATAAAATCTTGAAAGGGTGTTGGTAATGACATAATTCACTTCTCCATGATACGGTGTATGAATTTATTTATATTAGTTTGTAAGTTCGGACCAGGAAACTGGGAATAAAGGTTTTATAATTTTTCCAACTGCTTCTGCATACTGTTGAATTTCCCATTGAGCGTGTTCGTCAATTCGTTGCTTATAGAATCTTGCGTATGCGGCAAGAGAACCAGTCCAGTACCATTCAGTGTACATTGCTTGAGGTAAAGCAAATCGTGCTTGCTCTGGTGCAACATTCGATGAAAGCAACTCTTCATATGTACGCAATGCACTTTGCATTGTTGCTTTGTATGATTCATATAAGGGATGGGTAGCAAATCCTCCAGATGTTTCACCACCACCATCTCTACATTCTAATAGTCCACCACTACCCTGTTTCATAGATTTGTCTGGTCTTGAACGCCACTGTGGAAAATAGAACTCGGGTGCTTCATCAACATATCTGCGACTGACTTCGTTTTCTACGAATCCTTGCTTGTGCTTAAAGAACTGAGTCCGAATTGAAATCGGTGCTTTGATTCTGAGAGTAATCTGTGGGTGAGCGAATGGTGTCCAGTGATTGTGTTTCGCAAGATATCGAATGAGTTTCACATCACGATCTGGTAGTTTACGAACATCAGAAGGACGAAACCTAGAGTTGCTTTTCTTCAGTCTAGTTTCTACTTCCTTGTCAACTTCCCATTCACTTTCATTGTTAAATGAAACACGGGCAGAGTTACACACAGTCAAATCACTTCCCATGCTGTCAACAAGATGCACATGACCATTATCTAATACATTCTCTTTGTTCATTTCTTTTTTCTCCTCTTCCACCATAGCAACAATCTACCAAAGAAATCAATCCTCATACTTTTCTCCATTCTCTAAACCGTAGTCTCGCTTCAAGTCCTCTGTATGTGTTATCATCAATCAATTTTTGAATTTTACGAGTTGACATTCTATACACCATATCATTGATATCTTTCTCTGAAATATTATCTGGCCAAATACAAACGTCTCTGTCTAACTCAATCAATTTTTCAATGTATGCACAAATCTGTCGGTTGCGTGGCTCGTTATCGAGAATGTAAGTCATCTCCGAATTTTCAAATCGTAGTGGAACTTCTTTTAACGCACCTGCACCAACCATTGCTGTTGAATTTTCCAAGAATAAACTATCAATCGGACCTTCTACCACATACACACGTTTCTTTGGATCTACTCTCCAAAGTCCATACCACAATCGGTCAATACTTTTATCACCTTTAATTGTAATATACTTAACTGTCTCTCTTGCCCTAACCTCATCTGCCATATTCAACGCTCTACCCTGACAAGCAACAACATTTCCATGACTATTAAAGAAAGGAATTACCAACCTTTCCTCTTTGCCATAAAGTGTGTTATCTTCATCTAGGTTACCTGCAAATGTAGTGAAATCATCTGTATAATACAACAACTTGAAATGTTGTTTTGGAATCATTCTCATGTTTGCAAACTTAACTGCTACATGTTCTTCAGGTAATTCAGTAAGACAAACCAAGTCATCAAGTAGTTTATCTTTCTTTTTAAATTTTGGTTTTGAGTTTTTGAATCTGAACAAATCTTCTTCCTTGGGTTTCTTATAATTTGACTTTCCGTTCTCTCCGTTTCGATATCTCTCTAGAGAATATTCTTTACACAACGAAGGTGCAACATCCTTTAAGAAATTATATAGGTTGTGTCCCACACTACAGTTGTGACATTTATAGAAAAAATCATTTCCTTTTTGATAAAAGAATCCTCTTGCTTTGTTCTTGTTCTTTGATGAGTCTCCACAAATAGGACATCTACAGTTTGCTAGGTTTTCCTTCTTCCACTTAAAGTTTTGAAGTTGTGCAGAAACCATGTTTATGAATTTTTTATCAATATAAGTACTCATCAAATATTCCAACTGGTGAACTTCTCTTTTGTCACCTTAAACTTATCCTCGAAATTATCACCGTCGAAACCAGAACCCAATGTACTAGTTTCGGTTTGATTCGATTCAACCAACCCAACCTGTTCGTCTCTCTTTACATCAGACAATTTCATCTTTGCACGATTGATTCCCAGAATGAATTTGCGGTTTGCTACTGTGTCATTATAACGGTTCTTGAGTTGCTTTACAAGAACTTGATTCTGCTCATCCAATTCTTCTGTAGAAATCAACGCAACCATAAAGTCAGCGGTTGCAGGAAGTCCAAAGGACTCTGATGTATCTTCTAGTCCGACATCAGTGCTGGAGTAACCTGTTCTGTTTGTCTGTGTCGCAGACCAGATAGGAACATTATACTGTACCGCCAAACCACGGAGTTCTTCTGCAATAGACTTGATATATGAATAGGAATTGACATTGCTTCCTTGCTTAATTCGTGAGGACGCACAGATGTTTAAGTAATCAATAAAGATAATATCAGGCTTAAACTTCTTCTTGATGTTCAATTCGTCGAGAAGAATACGAAAGTGATTTGAATTTGCAGTAGCAGTTGGATACTCTTTGATAATAAGTTTACCAGTAATACCTGCTGTAGTTGTATTCAGTTTACTATCATACATTTGTTTTGGCAAATCCTTCAGGTTATCCATAGTAATATCCATAAGGTTTGCGTCAATACGTTCTGCAATTCGTTCTTCTGCCATCTCACATGTGATATAAAGAACATTGAGATTTTGAGAAAGACAGTTTGCTGCATGGTGACACATAAACAATGACTTACCAACACCAGTTCCCGCCATCACAATATTCAATGTCTTCTGTGGTGTTCCACCGTTCGTGATTGTGTTAAAGAAGTCCAGATCAAATGGGACTCTCTTCTCTACCTTGTGGTAGAAATCATATCGTTCATCTGAGTCTTCGATGTAGTCGTGTCCAATGTTGGTATCAAAGGAAACTGCGAGAGCATCCGAGAGTATTTCTGGAATTGCATTCTCTGTCTTTGTTGATGACTTCCCATCAATGATGTGAATCGATTCCATGATGGCATTATAAACTGCCTTGTCTTTGCAGAATTCTTCTGTTTCTGTTATTAACCAATCGAAGTCTGGTAAATTATCTTTCTTCTCCAGACTTTCCATCAGTTCTACGATTCCTTTATATTCGTCCTCGCTGATAGATTTATTTTTATCCACATCGATGACAACTGCCTCCTTTGTGGGGAGGTTGTTGTACTTGAGTATAAAGTTACTTATCGTCTCGTAGAGAATCTTCTCTGTTCTATCGTGAAAATATTCATCTTTTAGAAAGGGAACCACTCTCCGAGAGTATTCATCATTATACAATAAGTTTTCCAAAATTACATGTTCAACTGTCTTCATAGTTTGGAGTGATCCCGGATCTGAGAAAATCTTCGTCAAGTTCATCTATCTCTTCTGCAAGAATATCAATTAGAATTTCTCCCAAATGATTTACGAAAATTTTATCTTCAATCAAACCATCTGGTTTTTCTAGAACATTATATTCAAACTTACAATTAATAGAATCATCCAATTCGTTGAAAGATACTGAACCATATGTGAATACAGTTCCTTTGTATGCTCCCTCTGTAATCTTAACTGGAATATTCTGATCTATACCAACAGAATAATTGTCATCATATTCATATATCTTGCTCATCATTTTTCTCCTCTACGGTTTCTTCTGCTTCAATTGTACCATACTTGAATTCCTTTGCAACCGCCTCTTCAAGTCTTTCCATAACTTCAGGAGTGAAATACTTTTCGGGATCGTTGTTGATTGACTTTTCAAAGGCAGTCTTACCATCAGGCAGTTCAATGCGAGTTGAAACCTTCTTGAAGATATCATACTTCACTGCAATCGGAACAAGACCATAATATGGATTCAGTCCGGTGTCATAGTTCAACTGAACTTCAACAATCTTGTTCTCTTTCGTCAACCTACCCTTGAACAACTTACACTTGATAATATTACCGATGATATCTGTTCCATCCTTATCCTTCTTCTTTGAAAGATAGACAATTGTAGATGCGGCGTACTTCAAACCAGAACCACCACCCATCTCCTTCATTGGAACATAAGCACCGACAACATCGTAGGTGTGGTTTGTCATGATAAGAGGAATACCTGCTTTACCCAACTTGAGAGTAAGTACACGGAATGTCGCCTTGATCACTTGGGCGCGTGTCATGTCACGGGTTGACTTACCTTCTGCGGTATCGTTCATTTCTTTCTCTGTGGAAAGCATACCAAGTGAATCAAGAACAACAAAGACAGGTTTGGTGTCTTTTGTCTCGATGTACTTGTCAACGATACTGATTGCTTGGTGTCGGAAAGTCTCGACTGTAGCAACAGGGAAGATTGCAACTCTTGTTGGATCCATACCTCTCTCACGAATCATATCCGAAGTAATCGCTTGTTCGGTGTCAAAATACAGAACCACTCCTTCTGGGTTATCATCGAGGAACTTCTTACACATACCCAATGCAAAGTATGTCTTACCAGTCGCAGATTCACCCGCAAGTGCCATGATCTTATTGTTTGGAATACCACCATACAATGAACCTGACAACAATGCGTTGAACACATGACTTCCTGTGTTTATGAATCCAGTAACATCGCTACCTTCAATACCATCCGAGGCAATACCTGCAAACTCGTTTCCAGATTCTTTGATTAAACTCTTTAGTAGATCACTCATATTTGTTTCTCCATTTCTCTTATAGCATACTCTAATTTTTCACAAAAGTCTAGTTGATTTTCATAAGTTTCCCTTGAACAATGAACATCTCGTTGACACTTTGTTAACCTCTGCCTAGATTTATCCAATTGTGTTTCTAATACACCCTTAATAAACAATACTGTTTTATATTCTATATGTCCAATATTCATTTTAAATACTCCTACCCAAAGAAACTTTCTAGAGTAGAAACATGTTCATGATTCCACCCTATCTTCTCTAGTATATTTTTTATAGGTTCAAGAAATGACTTTCCAAACTGAGTATCATAATCTATAAACTCAATCAATCCAAACTCCTTTGGAAGGCTGTTTGGAAAAGCAACAACTTGATCTGTTCCTGCAATACCACCTAACGGATTTGGTGACTTTAGGTGCAGGAATTTAATCTTATCTCCATCGATAATTTTACGATACTTCTTCCCAAGGTTCAATTCATTGAGATAGTAATTATAAATCAAAGAACCTTTCACCGCAATCGGTGTTGACTTTGTATATATCATCGAAGTGTCTTGGTATTTCTCCATACCATTTACACCTCTCGGAAAGGCGATATCTTCTGGATCAAATTTATTAAAAGTGTTTCTAAAATCATCAATGAATTCGATCACGGTGTCTTCGTCTGTAGTAAGAATCAAGTCGATTGCTTTCTTCAGGGCGTCACGAACAACCTGTGGTGTGGAACTACGGGTCGTTTCAATACCCATGATCTTCAACTTAGGTTCATCATAACGAATTCCCTCCGAGTCAAACACCTGCATCATGTAACGCTTCTTAGCGGTCCATACTCCCTTGTCTGCGATACACTCACGATCCATTACCATCTTGTTTTCGTATGCATTCATTATCGATGCAAGTTCATCATACTTCTTTTTGATGAATGGAAGAATTATTTCTTCCGACGCTTTGTCGAGGAATTCAACCACCTTCGATTTGGAGGTGTCCCCACATACTTTGTCCACCAATAACCCAAGGCGAAGATACACAGAATCTGTATCACTTGCTGTAACATAATCGTAGTCCTCCGTACCGACTGTCTTATTTAGAAATTCGTTCAGTTTGTCGGCGATCCAACGAATGCTCAACTGTCCCGACAGAGTGATTGCTTCTGCCATGTCAACATTGAAGTAACGAAACCATTCATTACCAATCGCACCATAAGCGGAGTTCAATTGAATCTTACGAACCAACTGGAAGTTGTTGTACTTTGCAATCTCTTTGTCGAGTCTCTTACATGCAGCACCCTTACCCATCGCTACAGTGTTGGACTTCATAATCTTCTGTCGTTCCTTCTGACACTCGATCATCTTCTTCTTGTACATCTTACGTTCTTTGTACAACTTCTCCATGAGTGCAGGAAGAAAACCTTGATGCTCTTTTGTGTATCGGGTTCCGTTTGCGGCGACAGAGTAACCATCGTGCATGATAGTTTTACCCTCAAGAACTGAGTCGGGAGATATAGAAGAATCTTTGCTGTTCGGAACCATCGTTTCGGGACTGATGTTGTACTGCATAATCAAGTGAGGATACAGACTGTTCAAGTCGAATGAAACAATCCAATCATGCATACCCACAATAGGATCTTTCACATAAGCACCAGCGTACTGAGCATCTTTCTTACTTGTTCTCTTTGGGGGAATCACAATATTATGTTCCATGAGATAGTGATAGATGATACAATCCCATGTTCGCACCTGTCCGAACACATCCATATAATTTACTTTAGCGGAATATGCAAGTGACACCGCGAGTTCAAGCAACTTCATCTTGTCTTCAAGATTCTTGACAAGTTCAACATCCTTGACATTGTATTCTATAAACTTTTGAAAGTCATTTTTATAGAATGTTGCCATACTGTCATACTCATCATACGACAACTTCTTCTCACCAAGTTCCACGAATGCAATATGATCAAGTCGATAGGACTCTTGATTGACGTAAGTGAATGTTTGATACAGTTCATAGTAATCGAGTGTAGCAATACCCGCTATTTCAAAAGTTTGGTTTTCGCGGTTCATCTTACGAACAGTTCGTTCTTTCAAGAACTTCCAAGGAGACAACCTCTTTGCATCCGATTCGCCTAGGACATTTGCAATACGATTTATAAGATAGGGAATGTCAAAGAAACGAACATTCCAACCCGTTACTACATCAGGTGATTCTAATTCCCAAGTAGATAGGAAAGACTCAAGCAATTCCTCTTCACTATCGAATTTGAATTGTCTCAGTTTACCTTCATATGGGGACTCTGCAAGATTGAAGTCACCTAAACCATATACATAAATCCAACCATTGAAGTCAACAGTGATTGCATTGATTCTCTCGTTTGCATTCTCTGGTTTTGGAAACCCATGTTCCGACTCACATTCAATATCGATATAAGCAACTTTGATTTTTGAAAAGTCGTAATCAACTTCGCCGCTATAATTATCCCCAATGAACTGATATACAAAGTCATTGTTTCCATAAATATCAAATCCCTTGATATCCTGATACTTGTTTATGAATTCACGGGTGTCTGGAATATTACCAGGCTGAACTGGTTCAACGTACAACCCATCGAGTGTTCTGTATTTAGTCTTCTTATTAGAAGGCACATACATCGTGGGATAGAATTCCTCTCTTCTTTGAAATCGAGTTCCATCCTCAGAGACGCCTCGATAAAGAATAAACTTTCCTCGTTGCGTTATGTTTGTATAGTATTCATTCACTTTATTCACCTAATACAGTATACCACATAATTGATATTTTCAAAGTTCAATCTTAGTAAATGGATTTATTATCTTAGCCATTTCTTTGTTTCTAAATTTTGGCTTATACCCTGTTGTAAACATTACTTCTGTTAGAATTTCTTTTAATTCCTCTTCAGTTATCCTGTCTTCTGACATGAAATGATCTATCATATCATCGAGTTCTAAGGATAATTCCATATGACCGATAAAGTAGTTTCTTATTCTTGACTTTATGCTTAGTGGATATGGAGGTCCTTCTGGTCTTGGAAACCTATGAAGCCATCTTAAGAAAGGCAAACACAAAGTCCTTGCTCCGTGCTGTCTGAATTTCTCATGAATATATCCTTCTTCTCCACCAAACTCTCTGAAGTGTTCATTGAATCCTAACCAGGCATCTTTCCTGCAAGAAAAAAGACCAAGGCCCATCGATGGTATATCGAAAGGATTGTCGTCTGGATTACTTCCGTTTTCATCATGGGTTTGCCATGTTCCCCACATAGATTCCCTCCAAGTTAAATCGAAGTGTGTGCTTATGTGCTTAGACATTCTATCCCAAACCAAAGGGCCCTGCAACAAATCTTTTGTGTTTGGATTTCTTTCATAGTAATCTATCAATCTTTTCAGACTTCCCGACTCTAACAGGACATGACAATCTAAACACAAAACAGCAGGAGCGTTTGCAAATTCAAAAAGTTTTGATCTAACTCCACACCCACTATACTCTTCAAATGGAATGTATGTTGAATTAGGTACGCTCTTCTTAAGAAACCTTTTCAATTCTTTAGAATCATTACCATTCGGATTGTTATCAATTACAATAAATTCAATATCGTCAACCACCTCTGGGTGATAAAAACGAATTGATTGTATTGTAAAATATGTACCATGAAAGTCATCGTAGGTACACATTCCTATTGTCAATTTTGGTTTATTCTTTTCCATGCAAGAAACCACTCAATAGAATCATGTAATTGATAATATCAAGAATAGCATCTTCGTATGATTCGTTATCTACTTTCAATTCGCCTGCTTCTACAAATGTAGAGAGACGAGAAACCTTATCTACAACTCGGACGAGAAAACCTTGTTCTGTGGAACAAATTCCCATTGCTTCACATCTCTCGAAATTTGCAAAAGGAGTTTCACCACCCTTACCTGCATAGTCATGGTTCTTCTTCTTCATGATTTCTTTTGCAGTGCTGCAAAGATAGTCATGGTGCTTCAATAGTTCTTCACGATTCATCATTTAACTCCTGTTGAGCCAAAACCACCAACCCTGTCAGTCTTTTGTTCTGGGACATCCTTTGTTTCTTCAATACTATATGAGTAGGTTTTTACCAACTCACCCTGTGCAATTCTCTCACCGTTCTCAATCAATACTTCATCTGCACTTGCATTGTAAAGCATCACGAAGGTTTGGTGATAGTAATCAGAATCTATTATACCTTCTCCGTTGGGCATAATCAATCCCTTTTTCAAAGAAATACTCGACCTTGTGTGAAGTCTTACTGAATGTCCTTCAGGAATATCAAGAATTAAGCCTGTGGGAACGAGAACTCTGTCGCCTGGACGAATTCTAATTCTTACATCTTCTTTTCTTTCTTTTTCTTTGTAACCTTCTGTTTTGATTGTACTCTTGGTGTTGTCCATTTCATAGACAGTAACAGAATCGCCCTTCTTCAGATGTGCATGAATATCAAAACACGCTGCACCCTCTGTTGCTAGATGTGGTTCCTGAACACCACCGTTCATCTTATAATATTTAAGTTTCATATTCACCGGCATAATATACTCCATAATAAAAAAAGGAGAGACGGGGGCGGGACGCACGATGCAATACCCTATCAACCCCCATCCATCCTTCGTATTTTATTGTATCAGATTGAAATTGAAAGTCAATTATCTATATGATAACTTTCTAAAAGTTCAATCAACTCACACTCACTTTTTCTAACAGTCCAGTATGACCAACTGCACCAATGTCTCGTTTGTTTGTGAACGATAGTCCGGGGAATGTTGTTGGATGTGCAGCAGAACGACATGCGGCTCCACCACCGGCGGTTCCATTTAATCTAAAATCACCATTGTCTCCATCTACAAATGGATCGGCAGTTAAATCAATGGTTCCATATACATCATTAGTAGCACCAAAACCAGTCATATGATTTGAATCCCCACCCCAATTACCCATTGCATTGTTTATGAAAACTGGACCAACCGTGGTGGTAGAGTCGGTGTTCTTAATACCACTACCTCCACCATCACCCCAAAAGATATTATTTGAAACTAGCACAGCACTATCTTCATCAAATATAGGCAATTCACGAAAATCTATTCCCGCATTATTTGCATGATATACTGTGTTATGTGATATAGTACAGGTTTTAACTTCGCTGGCGCTGTTCTGTAAGTCTATCTCTATTCCTTTTGTCATGTTTCGATTTGGTGCATCGTAGAAAATACAATTAGTAATTGATATACCCCTACCACCCGGAATTGCTCCAATTCCTTTAGATCCGCGAATCGAACAACCATCTATTATTAATTGATCACCACCAGTAATTCTCACTGCTCCACTGGCAGGTGTTGTTATGTTTCCATCGGAAATGATTTCACAGTTTGTTATAATTGCTGTTTGATTTACATACACTGCTGGATAATTTCCTGTCTGGGTATTATATAATCGACAGTTGTGAATATGAACATTGTCTGCATTTGAATCTACCTGAAGAACACCATCTGCTCCGGCGGAGAATTCTATATCAAAATTTCTAAAAACAATACTCCTAGCATCAACATCAAATCTTTCTGCATATTCAAACTTAATATTATCGCCGGGTGTTGATCCATATCCTTCAATGATTGTCATTGTTGTTGCACTACCATTAATACCAGTAGCAAAATCAAGAACACCATCGTCGTGTCGAGACGAAGTTTTCTTGACGTAGAGAAGATCACCACCTGAGATGGAGGCTATTGCAGTTGATAAATCTTGATATGCATTCGCTTCCGAAGTTCCATCATTATCTCCACTAGCCAAATCTGGATTACAATACTTAGTTGCCATTAACTTCTAACTCCTAGTGTGACTATTAAACAAAAATTACTGTGACTTCCTGCATTTCCCGTGACATCCACCACCAAATATGTAATACTATTATCTTCACCAATATTTGGATTTGTTATGGAACTGGTTCCGTGGTGATATTGTCCCCCCAAAGGAATTGCAATTGTTTCTATTGTTTCTTCAATCGTAGGTGATGCTGCTTCAAGGTTTGTTGCTCTTCGGATTCCTTTCAATGCAACCTGCAATGAGTCTCCAGAACCAGAAGGAGAAACATCATCTGATCTCAGATCCAATCTTGTCACTACCATATTACTATAAGGAACTCTATAAATCGCTTTATATCTAATACCAGTAGCAAGAGGAATGTCTGAGTCAACAACAAAACTGGTTGAGTCTGTGTGTGGTTCAAATTTAAGATCACCATCACTACCAACCAGCAACATGTTTCCTTCACTGGGCGCACTTGTTGGAAAATTGTAGTTATCATTTACGGATAGATTGGCAAATGTTACACCACCTGCAACATAAATACCACTATCGGCAGTAATTCCACCACCACTAACATGTAATCTATCTGTGGGTGCTTTCGTTCCAATTCCGACTTCGCCCGTATTGAGTAGAGTCATCTTCATATCATTCTGCACAGCAAACTGTAAATCATTGAATGAACTTGATGTGTTTAAGAAACCAGAATTGCTTAATGAATTAGTAAATATTTGACCTGCATCACCAACTATACCAAGAGTGAAATTACCTTCACTGCCGTCTTGTCCCATTTTTATAATTGGATTATCATTTTCTCCAGAGTTGTCTGTGTCTGCGATTAGGTTGAGTGTTACATCACCCGTACTAGTTGCTGTTACTGTTCCATTTGCTGTTAGTGTTCCATCGAATATTGTCTCACCTGAAACCTGAAGAACATCTGCTGTCAAACCTCCAGTAACATCAACTCCCATTCCTCCAAATGTTGCTCCACCCGCCGCATAAATACCACCATCCGCAGTGATACCAACCCCAAAATGTACTTGGGTTGGAACAATATCAATAGCATCCACACCACCCGCCGCTAGTGTTATCTGATCAGTTTGAAACTCTAGGTGAGTATTACTATCTCCAAAGTGTTGAACATATCTGTCAATCGTAACTTCATTTGCTCTCATTTGCAATTCTGCACCACCACCGTTGAATGCGATGTGTTCAGTATCACCACCAATTTTGATGGTTTCGTCCTCTGTCATGATGATATCACCACCAACTGTAAGATCACCACCTACGTTAACATTACTACCTAATGTCACACCACCCGCCGCATAAATACCACCACCCGCAGTGATACCACCACGAACATCTAGCATCTCAGTTGGACCAGATGTTCCTATTCCTACTTTATCTCCATCATAGAAGAATGCAGTAGCACCCGCGATGGTACTTCCCTTACCGGAGTAAAATGCAACTTCTCCAGTATTACCTTCAGTGTTGCCAGTCTCGTCGGTAGCGGCACTCTTTTCCCATGCAACACCGTTATACTTCCATGTTGTTGATAGGTAAGTATAAGTATCGTTTGTATTTGCACTTTTGGGAAAATTAATTGACATACATTTATTCCTTTACACTATTTATCAGAATTCTATCCATGCTTCCTGAGAAGATGAAAATGTAAATAGTTTTCCTGAGTCTGTTTCGTGCCATCTATCTCCATTTGATGGGTTTGATGGAGCAGAAGCAGATTCTGTATATGTTCCTCCACCTGTGAAAGTTAATTCAACATCCTTTCCTCTTCGTTCGAGAGAAACACCAGTTCCTTTAAAAATTAAATCCGACACCGACTTCGATAAGTAAATATCATTCGATGCAGTTCTATCTCGAACACCAACAGCACCACCACCGGCGAGTGCTACCCAATCTATATTTTGTGCTTGTGCGGGGGTGACAAGTTTCTGCAAAACCTTCGTGTCCACACTAATTCTTTTTGTTTCTTTATTGTACTTGAGTGGAAATTGAGCGACTGCAATTCCACTATCTCCATCTTCACCTTTATCTCCGGGATCACCTTTGTCCCCTTTGTCCCCTTTGTCGCCTTTCGATCCTTTTATTCCTGCTGGTCCAGCAATTCCTCTTTCACCCCTTACACCTTTAGCACCCGCTTTTCCTTGTTTTCCTTCTTTTCCATTTTCTCCTTTGTCACCTTTCGTTCCAGCGACTCCCTGCTCACCTCTCTCGCCTTTCTCTCCCTGAGATCCAACTTCACCTTGAATTCCCTGAGGTCCAACTTCACCTTGAATTCCTTGAGGTCCAACTTCACCTTGAATTCCTTGAGGTCCAACTTCTCCGGGTTCTCCTTGGGGTCCAACTTCTCCGGGTTCTCCTTGGGGTCCAACTTCACCCTGAATTCCTTGAGGTCCAACTTCTCCGGGTTCTCCGGGTTCTCCTTGATCACCTTTTTTACCATCTTGACCTGGGATGCCTGGAACTCCTGAGTCACCTCTATCTCCCTTTGGACCAGGAAGTCCTTGATATGTACGGATTGGTTTTTCTATTTCTTCTACCACTTCAACTGGTTTAATCTGTTTAATCAAATCTTCCCCTCTAGGAAGATTGTGTATAGAAAAAGAATCAGAAATTTCTTCTGGTGTTTCTTCTACTTTATGATATTGATTAAAACCTTTTAGGTCTGACATAAACAAACCTCATAAAAACAATGTCTGAGTTACATCCTTCTTCTTCAATGTAACTGATGGCACTTTGTATGTGTTAGCATTTGAATGTCTGACAGAAACCATCTTTGTTGATTTCTTTTCGGTTGTGTGTTCGGTAACTTTAATTTTCATCGAGTTACCTCACCCGGACATTCAAATCTTCCGTCTAAGAGTCGTGTGGTGGAACCTGTGGGGATATATTTGAGTTCTAAATCATAAATATGTCTTCCATCGGGAATCAGAGATGTTGCTGTTGCACCTGCAATGATAAGGATTCCTCCAGTTTGATCTCCACTATTTCCTGCGTTTCTGTTCAAGAATATTCCACCGGTCACTCCAAATGTCATACCCTTCAAACCAAGAGAAGAAGCAGTTGAACCTGCGGTAATACCGATAGTAAAACTATCTCCCCCAGAACCAGTAAGATGGAGAACAGTGCTAGTATCGTCACCCAAAAAAGACCTTTTTACTTTCATCTCAGCAGTATATTGATTCAAGTCGATAGCAGAGTCATCTGTGTTGGTATACAACAGATGAAGATTCAGAGTTTCACCCTGATTCGATACTATATCATGTCTTGCTGGCATATGTTTACTCCAATTTCCCTACCACTATATATGCATTAAAGAATCTATCTTTTGGCTTTAGGACGACTTTTTCCTCTCTTGTTCTGATTGGATTTTGTTCCTTTTTTGGGAGTATTTCTTTTTGCAATCTTTTCTTGCTTCTTTGCTTCCTCTTCTTGGATTTTCCTTTGTGCTTCTTGTTGTGCCTGTTCTGTTTGAATTTGCATAACTATTCTTTCGTATTGATTGAAATTTTCTACAATTCTAGCACGATGATCAGGAGGAATGAGATTTTCATCAAGGAGTCGCTTACATGCATGATAACCAACGTGAGGTTTACCTGCATAGAAAGCAGTTGCACCAATTTCATCTAGTATTTGCCACTTATAGACATCATCACTAATGAATAGAATATCATTTTCTGGATATGGTATCTCTAGAGCCATTCTTGCAAAGATATATCCCAACTTTGGTTTATCGTGAACTTGTCTATAGAGTCTTGCAATCTGAAACAAAGGTTCTGCACGGTGTGGTCTATACTCATAGCAATCCAAGAACGACTGCTGAATAACAGGCCAAGGTTCATCTATAAGAGCATTGAGAATTGCAACTCTAAAATAGGAATAGTATACTTCTTCTTCCCAACCACCCATAGTGGTTCTTTTCTGGTACGCTTCTCTTGACTTTTCAAACTGCTGTGAGTCAAAATATGATTGAGCAAGATAGAATTGATAGCGAGCGTTTTCAGGTTCTTCTTTCAATGCTTCTTCTAGATTTTCTGCATCTCTTTCATATTTTTCTTTGGTTGTGATTCCAACATTTCTAGCACCAAGAGTTCTGGCAGCAATATTATATTTGGGGTTTAGAATTCTCTCTGTGCTTGCTGCCGGATTTGACTTACATTCTGCAAATTCGTGGAGAACACCAACATAACTCCAGTCAATTCCAGTCTTGAATATTTGATTTCTCCACCAACTGAAATCTTCTCTTCCGATACGAAGACTATAAGAATCTGCTGTCATGTTTTCTGGAAATTGAAAATCACCTTCAACAAAATCATCTGCATCAATTACCCAGGCATAATCTGCCTTTCCATCACAATTTCTGAGTGATTCTGTTCTACTTCCAATCTTACCTGCATGATCACCAAATCCCTTCCAGTCAGAACGATAAACTTCTCCAGGCACACCATTCTCTTCCATGAACTGTTCAATCAATTCTGGTGTTCCATCATCAGAACCTGTGTCTGTTATGTCATAGCGATCAATATATGGCAGCATAGACTCAAGACATTCTTTAATGATATGAGTTTCATTCTTCACAATCATGCACAATGTGATGGTTTTATCTTTTGGTGTTTTCTTTTTCATAGTCTTCTTTCACTTTCAAGTATTCTTAATATATTATCACAAGTTCCTTCAAGTGTAAAATACTTAGTATAAACTTCTTTCACTTTAGTTTTCATACTGTTATATTCTTCGTCTATTATTGCCTGAAGTCTTTCATATAAACTATTTATCTCGCCTGGAGCATCAGAAACTAGAACACAAAATTCTTCCCAGTTCACATCATGGTTCCACGGAAGCCACAAATCATCACTAACATAAACCGGAACTGCATCCAACTGCATTGCTTCGTATAATCTGAAACTTGCAGGACCATATCCCCTCGGACAAAGAACAAATTTACTTTCCAAAGATGTCTGAATGAAATCATCGAGTCTATCATCCGAAACATTCATGTTCCAACCATCCGAACTTATCTTTACTTCTGGTTTACCTTGTAAGGAGTTTATCATCTTTTGTCGAATAGGATGTGTGCTTGAACCAACAAAAGATGCAAGATACTTCTTTGTTTTCTTTTTGTGTTCTGGTAGTTCTCCACAGATGAGAGGAGTGGGAACAGTCATTCTCGTCTTTACTCTTCCTCCCGCAGAAAACACAACAGTATTTTCGGGGATAGAATGCATCGGTGCATCATCGTGTTGACATACTGTGAAGTAAGAGTCGCTAGAATCGAGAGTATTTAACTGTGCTTGCATCTGAAGCATATTCACTTTGTCACCCCACTCTGGAAGTGCGCCGTTGTTGTAACAATTCGTCCAATAAACAGGAATGTATTTCCTGTCTAATTTATGGAACCTGTCTTTATTTCTTTCATAGTAATCAAAGAAATATTCTTCCAAATACTTACCTGTATGATAAGGAGGATATGCAGGACAAGTTGATTCTGGTCTTAACTCTTCAAACAACAAACCCATTATCTATACCATCGATTCTTTGTATGATGTAACCCAGTCTTCGAGAACTACCTTTGGATTCCATTTTAAAATTTCATGTGCCTTTGAACAGTCAGAAAGTGTTTCTCTTGACTCTCCAGGTCTTTCGGGAATATGAACAAACTTTGCATCTTCTCCTCCGACAAGGTTAACAATGTCGTGAATGTTGTGGTTTGAACCAGAACCAATATTAAATATTTCACCAATAGCATCTTCGTTGTCTGTGAATGCTGCTAGAATATTTGCTTCAACAACATCTGAAACGTGAGTGAAATCTCTCCTCTGCATACCATCACCCACAACTGTCATTGGTTCTCCCTTTGCATACTGTCTTTGAAACAAACCAATTACTGGTGCATATTGTCCTTTCACTGGTTGTCTTTCGCCATAGACATTAAAGTATCTAAAGGTTACTGTTTCCAACCCAAACAATTTGGTATACATCTGACAAAGTTCTTCTCCAGATGTCTTTGAAACTGAGTATGGATTCAGACAATCCTTTACCATATCTTCCTTGTTTGGAATTGGATTTGCCAAACCATACGCAGAAGATGTTGAAGAGTATATAACTCTCTTCACACCATTTTTTCTTGCGGCTTGTAGTATGTTACAAGTTCCAAGAACATTTGTCTTTACCGCAAGAACTGGATCTTCGATTGCAGGTTGGATTCTTGATTCTGCTGCCAAGTGGAATATATAGTCCACTCCATCAAACAACTTTTCTAGTAAATCATATCCCGAACCAACTCCACCAACATCCCATCTATAATATTGTGCTTTGCTGTTGTAATAAAAACTCTCATGTGCGTCGGAAGATTCATTATCCACAACAAGGACTTCATGTCCGTCTTTTACCAATCTATCTACTAGATTTGAACCAATGAATCCCGAACCACCTGTTACTATCACTTTACTCATAACCATCTCCTATAGAATAACTCTGAACTATTTATAAGTTCTTTTGGAATTGATAATCTATTAATTAAATCATTACGAACATAGATCAGATTTCCAGTATGACATATCAACGAATACTCCATTTCTTCTGCAACAGAAAGACTATAAGAGAAAGAAGATGTTCCGCCATCATTCTTCTCTGTAGATTCTGGTGGAATAGAACTGTTTATTTCAATTACTACAATCTTTGGTTTATATTTTTTATGATGTTTCCATATAGGATGATCACAAACATCTGTGTCTATGTTCAATACATCATAGTCTTCTGGGATTTCAGTCTTGTCTAAAATTTCATCAAGTTCCATTCCTTCTAATTTTTCTTTTCTTGGTTTTCCCCACCGGGTATCATTTTCTTCTATTACTCTGAGTGTTTGTTCTTTTTCCTCATCTGTATATGATGGAGGAATCACAGCATAATTGAAAACAATAACATTTGGAAATTCTTTTGGTAAATCTACGAGATGTTCAAATTTTGGTTCTCCTCCACCACCCACAATAGATGGTTCAATCATTACTGCATTTGCACCTTGATTTATAAACTGACGAACATTACTATATGCAATTCCATCATATGCACCCACATCAACACACCAAGAACTTGATGGTTTAATGTCTAATTCACTCATAAGTCTAAGAAGAACTCCGTCTTCTCCGTTCTGACTTAATATATTCATTTTGAATTTATCGTAATACATTAACTAAAACCCTCTTTCCATAACAAGTTCTAACATCTCAATAGCAGTTTCTTTCATTAATTCCTTAATGTTAGTATTTGGTTTCCATTGTAATTTTGTCTGTATTTTCTTTATTGAACCCAATGAACTTTTGTTTGTTTCTTTTGCCACAACTTCTTTAAGTAAAGGATATTCCCCCTCAAATAATTTTGGATATGAATCCCACAATTTATGGGATTCTCTATAAACTGGTTCGATTTCTGATTGAAGTGCATTCTTCACAGTTTCTGATATTTCCTTCACCGAAACTGCCGTTCCTGTGCAAACATTAAATATATCATTTGGTTTTCTCTCCATACACAGTTCCACCATTCTAATAACATCATCAACATGAATATAATCTCTAGATTGATTTCCATCCGAATGTAGGATTGGTTTTCTGTTGTTTGAAAATTCACGAACAAGATAATTCAACAGTGGTGGACTCGTTCTATGAATGTCCTGCCGCGGACCGAACACATTGAAAAATCGAAGTGTAGTAATGTTCATTTTATAATTTTCTCTATACGAATTACAAAGGCCTTCTGCCATTTGTTTGGTGATAGAATACATTAAAGTGGGACTCGTAACCAAAGACTCTTCCAACAGCGGAGAATTATTGTTCTCATAAATTGCACTGGTGCTTGCAAATATAAAACTAGAAATGCCCCTGTCCTTTGCAAAATTCAAAAGGTTAAGAGTCCCATTAACATTAATAGAAAGGGCTTCTTCTGGATTGCTCTCACAATCTGGTAGAGCGGTGACTGCTGCCAAATGAATCACATGGTCAAATTTAATATCTTTCCACAAGTTACTTAAATCTTCTTCGATGGAGAGGTTTACCCAATCACCAAGTAACTCGTCATTTTCATACAGATTTTCCTTATAACCATTTCTGAGGTTATCAATTAAATATAAATTATGATTATTATTCTTTAGTTTTCTTGCAAGAGTTGAACCTATTCCTCCCGCGGCACCTGTGATTAAAATATTCATTTAGTCAAAAACTCCTCAAGATTATCACTGTTTCTAGAAATATTTATTGCCTTTGCTGACGGGTAGAGGTTGGTTGGAGCAAAATCATTTATCAGAATTCTTTCGCAATGGGGTAAACCCATTACCATGTTATGATAATTAATTCCATTTCTCTTCAATTCTTCTTCCGTTTCCTTTCTGGAAGATTCTGGTCTACTTGTTGTAATTATAACATAAACAAAACCAGAGTCAAACATTTTATTAATAGTATCGGCATTTCTCTTTAAGAGTTTACCTGACCCCCGATATGGTGGTAAATATTCTCCTGTGTTTTCTATCAATGTGCCATCCAAATCCACAAAAACTGTTTTGAACTTAGATTTAAACTCATTCCAATGATCACTTGTTCCATAATCTTCAAAAGTTAAACATTCGAGACCATAAAAATCTTTGCCTTGAAGAAGCATCTCATAAATTATGTGACTGATGTAGCATTCTCCTTCCATCATTTTAAGTGAATCGTATATATTACAAAATTCTGTTGCAGAAGAAAAACAATATCCTCCAACAGAGAATGTTGAACTTATCACCTTTTTCTCAACAATGTTGGTGATTACACCCCCTTGATCCATTTCAATGTAACTCTTAGAACCTGCATCCAATTTGCCAACGGAATTTAAGTCACAGTAACATACTTGGTTTTTTTCATTGTTTATGATAGTTTCAAACTTTCCGTCTGAGTCCTTCACACATATAAAACCTTCAATTTTTTCTTCTTTGATTGCTTGATATATTGTTTCGGATTGCGAGTCGGTTTTTTCTTTTAAATAAAGAATTTTAGATTTATCCAAAATACCAATGCCATCTAATTGTCGTTTTAATCCATTTGTAAAGTTAAACTTTTTTTCGTGGTCTTCCAGTGTAACAAAAATGATTCTATCAAAGAAGTCTAAATTAATACCAGAAATTGATTCCACCACCATAAAAAAATTACTACTTGGGTGTGTCAACATCCATTTTGGTTTTTGATTTGGAAATCTACTAGACTTTCCTGCCATTGGTATCATTAAAGTTTTCATAATAAGTTGTTCCTTTTAATATGTCCTCAAAAACATTTCTCTGGCGTTCATTTTTAAGATATGGTTCTATACGAAGAATGTTTAGTATGTCAAAAAAGATAAACCACTCGCTGTCGATTATATCTTTATTTTGCTCATATATTCTTTTCCAAATATATCTCTTACTTTGAGTCGTCCTAATGTTATCAGTACTATCTACTTTCCCCGACCAATTATAGTATAAGTCTTGTTTGAGTTTTGTTAAATCCAAAAGATATGAATTTATGAAAGTATCTAAAAAGTCAATAAAATATAATCTATTCTTATGGAAGAGTATGTTTGAAAATGTTAAATCACCATGACAAAAACTATAAGGTATTTCTTCTGCATTCATCGTCTCTAATTTTTTAAGAAGATAGTCGTTGATATCTTTATGTTTTGTTTGATTTCTAAGAGATTTTATCTTATCCTTTATAAGTTTTGATGTTCCTGAATTGTAGAACTTGGACCTATCTTTTAAAAACAAGATATAATCACACAATGAATCTGCTATAAAATTTACATCTTTTCTTGTTGCGTTGTTAAGAAATTCATCGAAAGATTTTGCCTTAATATATTCCATCTTGATAAAATTTTTACCGACTTCTATTACCTTTGGCGTTGAAATGTTTTTCAAAATAAAATTTGAAAATAATGATTGCTTGTTTCCTTGTGCATTGATTCTTTTTTCGTAAGAATTTACATTGGTAGTTTTTGTTACAATTCCGTCTTCGCCCAAAACAACATCGCAACCAGAAATACCACCAGTTAGTTTTATATCAGGACACATTATCAATGTTTAACTTCATAATAATCTAACCAATAATCTACCATCTCATGCATCATACTCTCAAATGTATATTCTGGCTTCCATCCTAACACTTTCTTTGTCTTGCTACAATCACCTTTTAGATATTTTAGTTCTTCTGCTCGCATGTACTTTGGATTCTGCACAACATAATCTTTATAATCCATATCGAGGTAACTAAACACTACTTCACATAAATCTCGAACAGAATGAGTTTCACCAGTGGAAACAACAAAATCGTCTGGGGTGTCGTGGTTAATAATTTGAAGCATTGCTCTTGTATAATCTTTAGAATGTCCCCAGTCTCTATAAGAATCCATATTACCAAGTTCAAGTTTATCCACTAGACCAAGTTTAATTTGTACGGCTGTCTTAACAACCTTACTTGTTACGAAGTTGGAACCTCGTCTTGGTGATTCGTGATTGAATAGAATTCCGTTACATGCATGTAGTTTGTATGCATTACGATAGTGTCTTATCAAACTATAGGCAAGTAACTTTGAACATCCATAAGGACTCACTGGGTTCATTGGAGTTGTTTCTCTTTGAAATTCATCTTCATCAAAACTGTTTCCAAACATCTCTGAGGAACTTGCTTGATAGAATTTTGCTTCTGGTGCAAACTCTCTATAAACCTCAAGTAAGTTTAAAACACCAAGACCATTTGTTTGAATTGTATAAGAGGGAACATCGAAACTAATTCGTACATGACTCATGGCACCCAAGTTAAAAATGTGTGTGGGTTTAATGGATGTGACTAAGCGAGTCAAAGATGGAACATCTGTTAAATCTGCGTAATAAGTATGTACAGAGTCTTCAATATGTTCTAATCTCGATTCTTGATTCTCAGAAGTTGATTGTCTTCGTACCATTCCATGAACATCATATCCCTGTTCTAGTAGATGCTCAGACAAATAACTGCCATCCTGTCCCGATATACCTGTAATCAATGCAACTTTTCTATCACTCATTTTCTAGCATCCTCATAATTTTCATTAAACCATTCTATAGTTTTTTGTAATCCAATTTCAATTGGAATAAATTTGTAATCAGGAATCAATCTTTTCAATAAACTATTATCAGAGGGTTTCCTGAGTTGTCCCTCTCTCTCACCATTATATATGATGTTTCCTTCAAACCCCATTCTCCATGAAATCTCTTGTGCAATTACCGAAATAGATGATTCTTCATCAGGAGAGATGACAAAGGGTTCTGGTTCGTTATAATTTTCTAAAATCCATTCTGCAATGTGTGTGACATCTTTAGAGTAAATAAATTCACGGTAGGCCTTACCATTCCCCCAAATTTCAAAATCTGTATTGTTCTTTTTTGCTAAATAACATTTATGGATAAGGGAGGGAATCACATGGCCGTCTTCCAAACTAAAATTGTCATTTGGACCGTAAATGTTGCAGGGAATTACGGTAACGAAATTACACCCGTACTGCTCTCTGTATGCTCTACTCTGAACTTCTAACATTCTCTTTGCATACGCATAGGCATAGTTTGTTGTGTGCGGTTCTCCCTTATGCATCTGTTCTGGATGAAGAGGATAAGATACATCATCTGGAAATACACAAGTTGACATAAAAGAAACGACTTTGTTTACATTTGTAATTCTTGCGGCTTCTAGAACATTTGAATTTAAAATGATATTGTCATAAAAGAACTCGCCGGGTTTTGTGGTGTTTGCTTTGATTCCACCAACCTTTCCTGCACAATGGATGATTGAATCAATGTTGTGCGTTGTAATATACTTTATGATTTCATTTAGGTTCATAAGGTCTAAACTTTTTCGAGTTGGTTTAAATTTTGATTCCATAGCAGAACCAACTAGTCCTGCTCCACCTGTAATTAATGTTCTCATTTAAATACCTCCATATTTCTCAAGTCGGGCCAATCTTCCAGTACCCATTGTCGAGGAGTTGTGTGAATTGCATTTGGTAATTTTTCTAATCCCAACTTTGCTGTTTCAGGAGTCATATAATAATGATATCCTAAAGTTTTTATGTTTTGTTCTCTCCACGGAACATCCGATTTTCTTCCATCATAGGACATCATTTTAAGTTCCTCGTAAGCAATTTCATTATCTGTTAATATCATTCCACCCTTACCAAGACTAAGATGTTTTTGAAATTGAAAACTCAAACACATAAAACTATTGGAAATATAACTATTCTCTCTCCACAATACAGCGGCGTCATATATGTTTGTGTTTCCAATTGAGTAATAGTCACTCCACTCTTCTTCTTTCCATTTCCAATTTAAATTTAACTTCATAGCAAGAAAGGGAATGGAGATATAAGTTCTTGTGGGAATCGTAATATTGTCTGCATTAGTATAACGCAAACAAAGTTCAATTGCATGTGTACAACAATCTACAGCAACTGCGTATGGTGAACCAAAAAACTTTGCTATCTCTTTTTCAAATTGCTCTACCGTAGGATTCATTTTGTTGCTTCAACATTCAAACTTATCAATGTTCCATTTTCCTTATCCATATGTGGAATATATGCCTGAGAATGATCATCAAATTCTGAATGTTCCGTTTCTCTCCAATCATATTGAGTTACATTATTAAATCCGCATGTCAGTAATGTTTCTTTTAGATCAGGAAAATCATACACAGTTTTGTGATATATTGTGTCATCGCCCATTACCATCTTACCATACAATGGTCCTAAAATTTCCAAAAGTTCAACTGAACCGTCAACGTATAACTCACACATTGCTTTAAAATTTGGAACTGCAATTCTTAGTTTACCTTTAGGTTTCAGAACTCTCCCCCATTCCAGCAGAGCATCAAGCACAGATTCTCTATCAAAATATTCAATAACATGAGAAGCATATATTAAATCTGCACTGTTATTTTCATACGGTAAAGAAACAATGTCATGATTCTCTGTATGTGAATAATTACCGGCATCAATATGAATCCAATCGGAACCAAAATTTCTCCAACCACAACCTATATGTAATTTCATAACAATTCCTTATCCTTTGATTTCCCTAAATATGGACCATTTTTAAATTCATATACTAATGCATCATCTAAACATTCGTAATTGTGTCCACCACCAAAAGTAACTGTGCAGTCACCCTCTTCTAAAATAGTTGTCGCTATCAATTCAGAATTTGTGTCATAGTAATATACCTTGACTCTGCCCTTTATTACCACCCAAGATTCCTGAGTAATTGTAGTTTCCCGAATATTTTCTATGTGCTGGTGAGCATCAAATTTTTTCCCCCCTTTCAAATTCAAACAAGAAATTTGCATGAATTCCTCTGATGGACATATATCAATTCTGTTGTCTGTAAAAGAAGAAGAGTTAAAATAAATATGAAGTAATTTACCGTCTTTTGAAAATATTTTTTCTATTGACATATTATAAATTTTCCTTTAATATTGTTTCTATTTCTGACCAAAGATTGTACTTGTCCATTATTAACTCTCTTGCCTTTTTAATTGCATCAATATTTTCTTCCGTTGGGGGGTTTTTAATTATCTCCAAAACTTTTTTGACAGATTCAAAATCATCTATATCCTCTATGTGGTGATAACTTCCCTCTGGAAGATAATCTGAAACATTAGGACATCCCCAATAAATAGGCATAGTCCATGAAAGTAGAGCATCAAATGCCTTTTCACTAACACAATTGTAGTTACTAGAATTTTCAAAAGCAATTGTGTAGTGATATGGATATAAACCTTCAAATTTACAATAACTATTATATTCCAATTTCCCTTTAAAGCACGAATTAATATTTCCAAATTTTTCTATACCGTATGCACCAAAAATATCAATGTCTTTGGTGTGTTCCACCAAAGTTGATAAAAAGATTATTCTCTTTTTGTGTCCATATGTATCTACCTTACCACTAGTAATAGAACTAACCATGTGCATCTTGTCTTGCCGATTGTAATTTAAATTTTTTAAGAAATCATATGATTTTAGAACTCTCCAAACAGAAACCAAATGATGCTTTCTATCTGTGTATGTTCCTTGAAAAAATAAATTATCCGGCCAGTCCAGTTTGGGAGGTTTTACCTCTGGTTCTTCTCTCTGTAAATATATAACCCTGTCAAACGAAACATTATCTGGTATACCCCCATCCATTACTATATGATAATCCGCGTCATTTATGTTTGTAGTACATTCAATATCATTCCACACTCCACTCTCATTTGGAGTCTGGAGTTTATATGTGTTTAGCAAATCTTCACTAGAACATCCCCAATCACAATGAAACATTATTTTTATCATAAAATCATATCTCCGTAATAACACAACAGGCTTCTTGGCCCTCTGTGTGTGCTACCCAATCATATTTTATTCCAGTTTCAGAAACAAATTCATTCCATGCTTTATATTCGTGTAAATGAAAATTATTATAATTGTGAAACTCATCAAACATTATAATTGTCCCCACTATTAATTTAGATTTGATGTTATCGAAAATAGTTTTAGTGGAAGAATATAAGTCGCAATCCACATGAACAAATGCTATTTCATATTCATCCTCACAAAATAAAGGTAAAGTTTCTTCAAACAATCCGTTGATAATCTTTAAGCCATCTATAGATGGTTCTATTCCAAACTTTTTTTGGCCGAATATAGTTCCTTCAGAATGAACAACATTTTCCGAAACCACCCAATCTTCTGGAAGACCTTTGAACCAATCAAAACCATAAAGAACATCATTTTTGTTTGGGAGATGTTTTATTATCTCCTTTGATGTTTCTCCACTAGCAACACCAAACTCCATCCACAATCCGTCAACACTTACGGAATCCATACAATATTTACCGTAAGTGTTCCACCTTTGATGAAATTTAAGTGCAGGGTATTTTTTTGATAGTCCAAAATCAATCATATTTTACTCAATCTATTATAAACTTCTTTTGCCTCGATTACATTATCTTCAATAGAACAATACTTCCATCCACCATATCGTCCTATTGAATAAATTCCTAAATTAGTAAGCATATCATTCTTATTCTTAAAATCTGTCAAAGAGTCTTTTGTTATATGAACATATGCCGGATTCATGACAACTTCATGACTACTAATCAATTTTTGATTTCTTATTATACCGCACTTTTTTAAATCCGTCAACACTATTTTCTTAATGTTATCTAAATCTATCTCTTCTTCTGTCTTTAATCCAATCTCAACATAAAGGCTCATTCTGTCTCCCTGAATAATATTATTATAGAATCCAACCCTATAAAAACATATATCCTTATCTGCAAAATAAATCCAATGAGATTTGATTGGAGTATCACTATCAAATCCTAAATTAAAAACTAAAACTTTGTTGCTTGTATAGATTGTAGAGTCATATTCGATTTCGCATATATCCATAAGCCTAGGAAAAGGAATGCTTGAAATTAAAAATTCATAACTTACAACTAGGCCGTTCTCAAAAGTAGCCGTTTTATTTTTGGTGTCAATACTTTTAACTTTATGTTCTACAAAAATTCTATCAGTATTCAGGTCTGTAAGTAAACTTAGTATGAATTCAAAAGTTCCTTCTTTGGGATATATGAAAGTAGAATTATAACTACTATTATCCTGACACTTGAAATTTTTCACTATTTCATCGACACTGGCGTGCGGAAAAAATCTGCCCATTGCATCCATATCTAAAGAATTTAAATCACAAGAATATAATTTTTCATTATACGGTTTTAAAAATTTATCTGTGATGGATTTGCCAAATTTGCTGTATAACATCTGCAAAAAATTCTGTGGTAGGATTTCTTCTCTTTGAAATAAATCGAATAAACAATCAATAAACTCAGATTTTTCAAGTTGATGTATGTTCTTTTGGAAAGGAAAATCTATAAATTTTTCTTGATGATAAATTTTTGTGTTCTTCTTGACTGTAATTATATCCGAATCCTTCATTTTATCCAAGAACAGATTCTTTACAAATTCCTTACTGAAATGAAAAAAGTGGCCGCTGTAGTCCCAAACGAAACCATCTTGTTTTATGGTTTTACAAAACCCACCCACTTTAGCACTAGAATCAAATACTAAATAATCATCGTCTTTTACAAAATTAGCAAAAGCCAGGCCGGTGACTCCTCCACCTATTATTAAATATTTACAATGTTTATTCGCCATAAATTTCTTCTATCCAATTTCTGTCGTCCCATTCTTCTTTATAATTTCCTATTTCTTCCGGTCTATCACCATACAGTTCTCGGACGACTCTCTTATCTTCTTCTCTCATACCCAAAACATTTAATTTATTTGGATATTGTTTATCGCTAATGAGTTCTATTTTTTTCACACACCATTTATCTGCTGAACCCAATATCTTGTAACCATCGTCTTCTGCCAATTTACCTCCAATTATTTCCCAATCGTGTGGCGACCAATCTCTTTGTAGATTTTTAAGAAAATACTTTCTGTTCCATATGGAAAATTGTCCTGTTATTCTATAGATAAATGAAGTAACAGATTTTTGTCTAAGTTCTAATATTTTAAAATCATGAAACTCTTTATAAACACTAACATCCTCTGGATTTCTGCCATGTTGAATTGATGGTTGCAAGTCTATTCTCCCAACCTTCTCGTCAACAGTTTCCTTCAAGAGAGTTTCATATAATTCTCTATCAAAAGGCCTTGCCATGTAAAAATCATCAATGCCAAAAATAAAATGCTCATCATCAATCGACTCGAAAAAATCTATAAGATAGTTAGACCAACCCTTTGCTCCACCAATTTGCTGATTCCCCAATGATATAAATTCAAAATTAGACGGTAGATTGAAATCTGGTTTTGAAAATCCTAAAACCTTAACATTAAAATCATCACCCCAATATTTGTTAAAAAAATATGCGAAACCTTCTATGGCAAACAAATGAGAATCGCAAGTTGGTATATAAACATTTAAATTATTCATTATTCTACCTCAACAACAGGAACATCAGTTGCGAAAGAAATGTCCGTATAATGTGGATTCTTCCTAATTCCTTGTTTTCTAATCAAAGACCAAGTCTCATATTCTAAACCAACATATTCTGTTTGTTTTTGTGTTTGATGAACATGCCACCTCAATAAAGAATGACTTGATAATTTGTGCTTATTTTCTGGTTTCTCTCCCGGACTTACTTCATTTAAAGATAAAACATATTTTTCATAATCACTACCATCCTCCAAATATGAGTCTAAATTTTTATAAATCGTTGACATCTTTACCATGTTTTCTTGGTTGCAAACAAACCAAGGATCATTATATCCATAGTTACAATAATTTTGCCACCAATTTGTTATAAAGAAATTATCGTTATTCAAATTTTCAAACTTTAAAAACTTGTTGTAAAATACCATGTCGAACCTACAAGACAAAACGAAATCATATTTCTTTCTTGATTCGACAAGTGCATCAATGCTTTTGGAAAAAGAATACCATCTACTATAAACTGAATGCTTTTTGCTTTTGTCTCCTCCATCAAATTCTATCTGATTATCAATCATATAATTGGTAGGATTATACTCATTTATAAGACTATCAGTAGAACTCCCGGACCATGTATGAAAGAAAAAATCAACATCATAATGTGCAGACACATGTTCCTTTAAACTTGATATACCATCATCAAATGATACCATATCTCCTTTATCGTTAGACCCAGACGACAGACCATGTAAACAAATTGCTACTTTCATAAAACACTTCCTATTAATTCAACATCCCTCACATCTTTTGGTTCATTTCTCTTTTGTTTTAATTCTTTTATTACTCCAAGAGATGCAATCTTTACTCCATCATACCAGAAATGGTTATTGGGGTTGTATATGATATCATCTCTTGTTTTTGTGTAATTATGAATTTCTTGATTATGACTATGAATATCTTCGTGGCCGTCGATGGTATCTCCATCATGCAGGTAATCTAAATCTTGTCCTTCTCTCAGACCATATGTTGACAAAACAGAACTGGCAGTAATACAATACTTATCTGGGTTCAGATTATTATCTGTGATGTATTTTTTGTAATACTCAAACTGCTCTTGAAACTTTGGATAGTAAATATAGTTTGAATTGTTCAAGTGATGAACACTATTATCATTGAAGAACACTCTAACAATTCTCATTGTTTCTTCGTGTGTGTCATTAATATGACATGAATGTTTACCACAACCAAAAATAGCACGGATGTCTTCTTTTAATTCTACTGGACTTTTAGAATCTGATATTTTAACAAGGAAAGCAACAACTGGTGCATCATTTGTAAAACACAATTCTGCCTTTCTAGCAAATCCAGCGAAATTTTCATTCCATCCAAGGCCCCAATCTTCTCCCAAATACAATTGTCGAATAATATTCAATGGACCAATATTGTTATGAGGGAACTGTTTGATATGAATAATTTCACAGTGTTTCTCCAATATATTGAGAACTTCTCCCATCTTATTCTGGATGGTTGCAGAAGGAAATATAGTTATCACCTTAGTATCTTCATCCATTGATGCATACTCTACTGCAATAGAATCCAGATAAAAATGAGATAGTCCCCTACTCCTAAAGTAATGACTGGAACAATCCAGTTGACCTTCTCCTAAAGATTTTGCAATATGACATTCTACTTCTTTATCATAAAGTATAGAGGCTGTCAACCTATGTCCACCATTCAACAGAGACATATGTTCTGTTATTGGTAAAGTTCCCAAAGAAGAATCAAACCCAGTTTCTTTAATTGAGTCTAAAATTCTATCAAATTCATATTCAAAGTCTTCATAGCAATTTTTATTTGGATTGTCTATTTCGTTAAAATTGTTCCAAACACCTAAATGATTTTTATAGACATCCTTTCCAAATGAAGTATCATAATTATTTTCTCGATGTCTTGCATATAAGTGTTTTGCTGCGACATCGAATCTATTATGATTTAACAGTTGTAGTGCTTTTATTTTCATAATGTTCTAACCTTTCATATGGTTTTCTTTCTTTCAACATCGCTTCTATTCTTAACTGTTCGTGTGGAACCTTTCTCCAATCGGAATTTTCATTCCCTTCATTATAGACATAAAGTGGTTCTGGTATGAATTGAAATCTTTCTCCAGACATTTCTAACATAGGCCACATGAAAGTTAAATCTCCGGCTGCTTTGAACCATTCACCGTCAATATCAACGAAATCATCTGGATTTATATTTAAAACTAATTCTCTTCTAAAAGTTCGCAAATGTGTTGCTCTCCAGTCTACCTTTCTAAAACTGTTTTCCCGTATAACATCATCTGGATATCTACCAAATCCATTAGTTTGATTGTCTGATGTTTTTACATACGAACCATATGTCATCCATACATCATCGTTGTAGTAATTTTCCAATGTAGAAAGAACATTTTTGTGGGGGAACCAATCATCAAAATCTAAAGTTACTATGATTGAACCTTTTTTTGCCATCATTGAACCTTCATAAACATTTTGAGTTTGATATTTTCTTTTTTCATTTCTTACTACCGTTAAATTATCATGCAACTTTTCTTGTTCTAGAAGATACTCATATGTTCCATCATCTGTCATTGCATCAATTGCAATGACATCAAAGTTTTGATAGTCTTGATGTAAAGCAGAATTCAAACAATCGGATATCCATTGTGAAGAATTGTGTCCCATCATTAAAATAGTATAATGATTCATGTCTGTTCTACCACCAAATTTAACAGTCTATTAATGATTTCATGATACTCTCCATATGGTCTTACAGAGTGTGCATCAATGTAAAATCCATCTTTTACTTTATCTTCATGATATATCCAAGAGCCTCTATTAATTCTTCTATGATTTTCAAATGGAGGACAATGAACGTATTCTCCCGAAGAAATTAATCTGGTTAATTCCCTTGTCATCAAAACCTCATCAACATTCCAATTTAAAAGGCCTTCACCTTCCCAGTTTTCTGGGGTGTGTGTTCTATCAAGCCAAGTTCCACTTTGTTCTTTAGTTTCTTTTATACACCGTTTCACAAAATGAATAAAAGAGTCTTCTATTTTCAAAACATCCTTAAAGGATTTTCCTAATGCAATATTATAACATATTGGAAAATAATTATTTCCTTTATAATCTTCATCTACCCAAGAATATTCAGAAGATACGGATGCATTTAAATTTGTCCAGACTGGTTTATTCTCTACCCATTCATTTATTACATTTAACCAATATTTTAACGACAACGGAAACATGTCAATATCATTTGTTATCCACAAGACATCTGGTTCATTAATTGGATACCACATTCTTGCTAATTGTGCTTGTGTGTGAATATCAACAGATTTGTCTGGTTTTATGCTATGCACTTCTCCGAACTCATCACTTACCTCTTTTTCCCCAACATGAACTAAAACTGGAGTTATATTGAAAACCTCTTTCCATAATTTAGACATTGGTTTCCAAAAGTCAAGATAGTACGGATTATCATCACATGAATGAATTACCTTTACATTTGGTATTGATTGTTTATTCACTACTAAAATTCTCTAACAAAAATTTGACTCTCTTATCATATGTGTGTCTCTTAGACAACTCATAACCACGATTAGAGATTTCACTTACATCATCATTCTTCACTCTATTTATAAGACTTATCAAATCTTCCTGATTCCTATACATCAAACAATTTACATCATGTTCAAATCCAAGTTCTTCGTATTGGTGATTATAATTTGTCAGAAGAAGTGTTCTGCACCCAATCGTTTCAAACGATCTATAATTTATATCGTTATCAATATTCAGATTAAAGTGGCATTTGTATGAATTGATTGCCTTTACCATATCGTCACCTATTACAAAAATATCTAAGTGTAATCCGTGGGTGGATTCTAGATACTCTAATATAGTTCTTCTATTCACATAGTTTCCACAAAAACCAATGTCTATAGTTTTCTCAATCTCCGTAGGATAAATTAAAGAATCATCAAACGCATTCGGAAACCAAGTATGGTGTTCTTCCTTGACAAAATCTTGTGTGGAGTGTAACAGATGATCGTATTCACCATCCCTAAAAACTTTTTCTACAGATTCAATTCCTTGAACGTGTGCATCGATGCTCCAGAAAAATTTCTTGGGATTTTTAACATGTCTTAAGGAAGGAACCCAACCACTATCATACTGTTCTAAATTTATTATCCAATCATATGATTCCCAATCTGGGGTATTGTCAAAATTTTCATGTAAATTTCCCCACACTTCACACAAATGACCTAACCTAGAAAACGATCTCTGTAAACTGAAACACTCTCTGAATTTTCTATTCTTGTCGTGATGACCATTTTCTTGTATTAGAAGTATCTTCATTTCAAATCTTTCATTATATGGGAATACTTTTCCCTTTCCTCTTTATTCGGAGTCCTCACTTTTCCAATATAATCATTGTCGTGATATTCTCCACAAGCAGGACATTTAAAGAAACAATGCCCAGATCCATCTCCAAACCAATGTCCATAATTATTTTCATCGTCCTCTATTCCACTGTGCCACTCTGGAAAAGGTCCCTTATCCCAACCCTCTCCACGAAGTCTGGGAATAGGGAATGGATGTTTTTCTTCGTGTGTAAATCCATTAGGAAACCAATCATCATGAATATATGCTTCTTTCCAGAAAGAAGGATAAATGTCCTTGGATAACCATATCTGATCAATTCCATGCTTGTTGTTTATCATCTTATAGTCGAAATCATCAATGAAGTTTTTAATTTCACAAAGTGCATGATCCTTTGCTCCCCACGCACCACCGCAAATTTCCCAACCGTGCTGACAATTATCTCGCATTATATGAATACCTTTATCAGTACCAATCCATTCTTCTACAGCAGACTTGTCTCGAACACCAATTCTAGAATCTGTGTCTCTGAAGATTGCAACACTGACATCAGGATCACTAGAGGCATAGAATCTCCAAAACATACCGTTCCATGATTCGTCTTGTTGCATTCTTACAACTTCAACATTATCCCTTGACTCTAGTTCTTCCACAGCAGATTCAGGAACATTTGGTGAAACATAAAACCTACAAATCCACCCAGGCCATTCCTTCTCTGCAATGTCTGCATTTAGTATTGCACCAAGAACATATACTACATCATTACCCCATAAACTAAATGATATTACTTTTTTCATCTTTTCAACTCCAATCTGTGTAGATTAACTCGTCTCTCTTTTTTATTAAACGAGCATATTCTTCGTGTGGTTTGTCGTGTTCATCATAAACCTGACCTATGAAGTTATTCCAATCCTTTCCTCTCATTGAAGGAAATCCTGTATTAAATTCTTTATCGTGTCCTCCACGATAATAATCAAATCTTCCAGACCACGCATTGTACATCGGATATGCATCTTGAATATGTGCTTCCTTTAGTGCAAGTGGGTATATAATTGCTCGAAGAAATCTTTGATCAATTCCCTTTGTGTGATAATTTTCAACAGTCATTGCATTTTGTTCATGTCTTTCGGTTCTTCTCCATTCAACCAACATCCAGTTTTCTACGACTTTCTGCAAGTTTGTTGTGGGTTCTAGATTGTGTTTTTCGTAAACATCTTTGTTGATAATATCAATGAGTTCTTTTGGTTTACATCCCCACATACCACCCATGATTGGTTCGGTGTGATACGGATGATCTCTCATGATGTGAAGACATTTTCCTGAGTTCATCCACTCTCTGGTTGCTTCATATTCTCTTGATGTTATTCTTGAATCTGTGTCTCGGAAAACAATATATTCAATGTCTTCTTCTGTGTTTACACCATAGAATCTCCAGAACATTCCCTGCCAATCATTGGGTGTTCCTGTCATATCGACAATTTCTACATTCGAGAAAGACTTCAATCTATCCAGAGTTTCCCTTGGGACATCACTACCAATATAGAACCTAGCAGTCCAATCAGAAGGATAAACATCTGACATGAGTTCTGCATTTCTGATTGCACCAACATTATACATGGGGATATCTCCCCACAAACTAAAACTAACTATCTTCTTGGACATGATATTCTTTCCTATGAGTTCTAGACTCTTCTTCACTGAAGTAATAATGGTATAAAACTGGTGTTGTTTGACCTGTTTGGATTATAGACTCTCTTCTGATCAACCCAGATGCTAAAAGCCTATCAGAGTAATCGGAATCTTCTCCATGATTCTTGTCTACAAATCCAATTTGACGAGCAATCGAAGTTCTCACAGGATTCAAATGGTTACAAGGTCGGTACTGTATATTGTTCTGGTCTCTGAAGTTTCCACCATATGTGTTTGCATGTTTAAATATCATAGATGGAATCCCATTTATGTAATATTTACCTGTAAATCCTACAGAGTCTAATCTTCTTTCTCTCTCTATACAATTCACAATCCATTGCACATACTTGTCGCAAATTAAATCATCATCATCTACGAAACATATAAATCTACCATTCGCAGAAAATAGAATCTCATTTCTTTTTTGACCTACACTCTTTTCTCCACTGTCTGCATTGATCATTATCTCAACCTTGTCCATGTATTCTTGTGGAGTTTTTTCCTGAATATTCTTTAACAAGGCTTCTAACTTTTCTTTTCTTTCATTTAAGTGGCAGATACCAATCGTGAGAAGTTTTGGTTTTTTTTCGTCTTCTAGCATTCCAATCTCACGAATGATTGCTTCTTTCACTCTATCCGAAAAAGGTCTAGAATACTCTCTTGCTCTTCTGTAGTTCTCATCAATGAATGGTTTCATTTTTTCATATGTTTCAGAAGTTATGTTGTTACAAACCTCAACAATATCCGTTTCGCTATCAACGATTATCATTCCTCTTGCATCGAAGAAGTCACCGATGTTTGGACATCCCCAATAGATTGGAACTGTCTTTGTAATCAGTGCATCAATCAATTTCTCTGAGAAATAGTTTGTTACTGAACTACTTTCAACTGTAATGTGAAACTGAGAATCGAAAAGATACTTCTTGTCATCTTCTGGTAGAACATTCGGTGAGATTGGATGACGGGTACTGCTATAGAAAAGAGTGGGATTTTCAAATTCGCTTCTCTTTGACCATATCTCTTTTCTCTTATCATACCCCTCTAGACTTCGTGCATGATTCGAGCATAGAAAACTAATTTCAAATCTCTTATTCTCATGCAGTTCGTCGAGAGATTCGTCGTACTCTCCAAAACTATCGGGATGATCTATTTTTCCTTTGTTTAACCATGTGGAACCATAGGGAAACATCATTGCGTTTGGACATTGTTCTAGAATTTCAACATCAGTGGTAAGAATCAAATCATACTGATTGGCATTCTTTATTACAGTTTCAATTGGTTCTCTATTTGGTGATGTGCTTGGTTCTGTTGTGTTTAAGTAAACCTTGAATACATCAGGGTTATCAAAAGGAACCTTATAGTCAACTGTTGGAAGAGTAACAAATTGGTTGTTGTGAAAACGAGAAACATGAATCTCGACAGGGAAGTCGAAATTCATTGAGTCCTCTTCAAACATATAATGTGCATTATATACAGTCGCTTTGTTCATATTAAACCTCTACTTTTTCAGGAAGATACCAAATACCTGCTTTCTTCATACTATTTATCTTGTCGTGTGTACCCAGTCTAAAATTGCAATGAACCACACATTCATTTCCCGTGGTTGTTTCTTGACTGAAGTAGTGATGTCCGTTCGTCACAAAACTACATGGATATAAAGCAAAGTTGAAGTTAGGAATTAAATTATTTCCGAGTACATTTCTCATAATGATTTGATCACAAGTATCCGGGTTTGAATCATTTATTGCTATTCTTGCTAACTCATAAATTTTAGTGAAGAATTCTTTTGTACCTTCAATGTTTTTTATGTTCATAAATCCTGCACACAACTCATTTGGTCCCCCATGAGATTCAAAAACCAAAGAATCATTTGAAAAAATTACATTGATATTATACTCTTTAGAAGTAATATCATCTGCTATCTTTAATACTTCCTCTGGATTATGTTTAAAGACAACATCACAATCTGTATATACAAAATTATATCTAGATTTAAGTTCTTCTAAGATTATCTTTACCTTTGTTGTCATTAAAGATTTAAATTCTTTAGAACCGTATGAGTGGTATTCTTCAGAAATATAAGAATCAAAAGATTTCAATTCGCATTTAAAATCAGACAATCCATCATTTGAGAATTCATCAAGTGTATACACAGTTATATCTTCTTCGATACCAACATTTCTGGCACTCAACAACATGTTTTTGCAGATATCCAAGGAACCTTTGTTTGTAAATGTAATATACTTCATTGTAATTCCTTTATTTTCTTTACTAGCATTTCATCTGCCATTTGTAGTTTCTTTACTCTTTCAAAATTATCTTTGATTGCATTCATTCTATCATAATACATCGAAGGAGTCAATGAATTTACGACATCATTGGCCTTTTCTATATCCTTTGGAATCTGAATAATACCATCAGGATTGAAATATTTTCCAATATTTTTTGTTCCCCAGTAAATTGGAATTGTACCAGTTGCGAAGCAGTCAGTTATCTTTTCTGTGAAATAATCGTCACACTGAGCGTTCTCAAGGACTACAGAGAACATGTAATCATTTAGTGCTTGACTCTTATCATGCCAATCTGGTGCATTAAAAGGAAGATGACAGCCTGGATTGTGTCCAAAAGGTTTTCCTAAAATGCTTCCGTAAACATCTATAGAGGTTTCATCTGCTTTTCTCCATACTTTTCCTTTGTACTCAATATCTACGATACCTTCTTGTTTTTTCTTAAATCTCTCATGTAAGGCATGACGAAATCTGTGTCCTTCACACATCAATTTTGAAGAGCAAATGAAAGAAACTATCTTTGACTTTTCGTAAATTTTGTAATTCTCTTTCTTTGTCCACGGAAGATTGCTTCCTGTATAGCAGAAATGTATCTTTTCATGTCTATCCACCAGTTCTTTCTCTGGTGTGAAGATTCCATCATATACATCTATGAGTTTCTGAAACTGAACTTCATCGTCGAACATTGCTCTGATTTCAGGAATAATGGCATTTGACTCACACAACCAGGCCCATCTTTTTTCATATTCTGGTTTTTCTATATCAATTCCTCTTGCAATGTCCATGTCCAAAAACACAACATTGTTGGTCGCTATTTGTGTCCATTGAAAAGTTTCTGGCTTATGGTTTGAACAAGAAGACTGATGAAGACTGAATGGCGCACCAATGATACTTACCATGTCATCACCGACTTTTGGAAAGGATTCTCTGTATTTCAACTCCATCATTTTACATCTCCCGGTGATTGCCACTCAATTAAATCTTCTGCCATACCCAATTTTCGTAATGACTCTTTCTTTGACTCTGCATCTGCAAGTCCCATCGTCACACAAGTATTTTCATTCGTGTGTCCCGGCCAGATACAATACTCTGGTCCAACAAACTTCATGTTCATTTTCTTTGAATATTCTGCAACAATACCAAACAAGGGTTCGTGATCAAAGACACCCTTGTCATTTTCAAGAATGTCCTTTGTGGTTGAAATCCACACATTCAACAGTTCTCTCGCCATTTCAGTATTACCAAAATACAAAGGAGATGCTTTAATACCAGAGAGAAGTCCATTTGCTGTAGCAACCACCATGTCAACAGATTCATCAAACTGATCGAAAATATCAAGTGGTTTATGAACTTTGCTGTCGATATCCATCCACAGAAGTGGTCGATTTAATTCATTCAATCTGTCTAGGATGTATTGCGGTTTACTGAGACAATTCAATTGGTATGTACCAAGAGTCTCTTTTTCTTGTATGTCATGCGGAATACCTAAAGACTTACATTCACCAATAAGTCGTTTGGCATTATCGCTGTAATATGTTCGTTCTTCTATATCGCTATAGAAACTTATCAAAAGTGTGTTCATAATATAAATCCATAATCAACTGTTTCCTATATGATATTTAGGTATCAATTCCCAATCATCTTTATCTTTATAAGACAAAATCTTTATTTGTCCTATATTCGCCATTGGTTCTTCTTCAAACCCCTCGTCAATCACTTGCAATAATTCCCATTCTTCTAGAAGGTCTACTATCGTGTTTCTTCTAGCAATATCATTATCTGATGTGTTGCTTTCGAGTCCATCCATTTCAAACAATTCTTTGAAGTGCATAATTGTATATCTCCCCCGTTTATGGAGGATATGACAAGATTGGTATAATTTTTTTTCTTTTCGGGATGATATTCCAATTCTCGTAAGTGTCTCTTTGATTTTCAAAAAGTCTTCTTCCGAGTTTAATTTGATTTCAACACCTAGTCCCTTAAAGATATCTTCATTTTCCATAATTTTCTTCCTATTATCACGTTTGCTGACGTAATATGTATGTAATTATGGATTTATACCCCCTCCAGATAGATATAAACGCATTTCTTCTATATCTTCGGAGGTTAGAAGTGACATTATCTCTTTCGTCTTGGAGTTTGAATAGCCATAATATTCTTTCACTATGTCAAATTCATCTCCCATCTCATTCTTTACCCATTTACTGAATCTTTTTCTCTTACGAATGGCACTTTGTAGATAGTCGAATTGCATCTTCTTATCTGTTTGTGCGAATTGATTCATCTGATTAGCATGTAGGATGGTGTCTATGAAATATGAAAGACATCGATTCACAACATACGGAGTATATCGTTTCTCTACTTGCTCATCTTCTGTATGCATGAGAGATTCTTTGGAGTAATTTATGGCGTTAAGATAATCAGTCAGTTTCATCATAAACCACTGCTACTACATGTTCTCTTTTAATAATATCAAAGTCCGCATGGAGTCCAATTCTGGATCTAGCATCGTATAGAACGGAATCTCCCACCTCATATTTTATTGGAGCGATCTGACCAAGTGCATCTGGGACACCAGGTCCCATTGAAAGAATCTTTGCTTCTGCAAAAGAACTATCGAGGACTTGACTTGCCTTGATAATGATACCACTATCTGTTGTTTGTTCTTTATCATAATCAGTTTTTTCGACGATAAGATAATCGCCTTGTGCTAAAATTTTACTCATTTGAATTCACATCCCATCATAAGTTCGACGATACACGCCACTAGGTTAATTTCTTGATCTGCTACGAATGCAGACTTGTATTGATATTCTGCAAGAATCAGAACTGCTTGGGGAATAGAGGATGGTGTTAAATGTTCATATAGTCCATCATAAACTTTTCGGAACAACTCAGACGGGGAATTGTCTAGGTTTTCAACTGCCCACTTTCTTGCACTGGTGAAGTCCTTACTCTTCATGTACTCCACCAAATCTTTAATATGTATCTCACCAATCTGAGTAAGAATACCAACATCAATAGAACCAGAAATTGAGTATCTCTGTAGTTCATTCAGAACTCTACGGAAATCAGGAAAGTGCTTCATAATCAATTCAGCAACAACCTTCTCTTCGTAAGGAATACCCTCATTGTCTAGAACATATTTTACTCTGTCCATAAACTGAGAAGCCATCTTTGGTTTCTCTTTCTTTGGAACAGAGAAGTTTATTGATGTACATCGAGAATGAAGAGGTTCGATGATACGATTTTTGAAGTTGCATGTCAAAATAAATCGACAATTGTTGCTAAACTCTTCAATAAAGCCGCGGAGTGCGGGTTGGGTAGATTGTGCGTTTGAATAATCAAACTCATCGAGAATCACAATCTTCTTTGCACCAGACAATGAAACTGTACTAGCGAAATTACGAATTTTCGTTCTGAGGGTATCGATGTTACCGTCTTCAGAACAGTTAATAATAATGTTGTCGGTGTCCAACTCATTACAAAGGGCTTTTGCAAT